GACCTTTTCCTCGAAGGCGGAGGCCAAAGCAGAGGCCAAACGCCGCGGCCTGAAGGCTTGGAATTACTGAAACCAGCAGGGGGCCACGGCCCCCGTTCAGAACCTTAATCAAGGAAAAAATCATGCGACTTGGAACCCAAACCGGAAGCCTCATCAACCATGTGCTTACGCATGGTGTTAACCCGACAGTGCCGGAAGTCGGAGCACCGGCCACGATCTGCTCGTGGTCCGACCGTCAACCAGCCACAGTGTTTCGTGTGTTCATGGTTGGAAAGTCTGTGATCGTCGAGACACGCGATGACGACTATGTCCGGGTGGACACGAATGGGATCAGCGAATCCCAACAGTACGAGTACAAAACCATGGTCAATGGCTGCAAGCGTTACTGGAAGATCACTGACAAGGGCATACAGGCAGTCGAGCGCAACGAGAACGGTCGGTACGTTAAAGGCCCAAGTGGTGCTGTGGTGTTCGGACGCCGTGAGAAGTTCCACGATTATTCATTCTGAGGTAACCATGAAAAAGCTTAACGATATGACCCCGATGGACTGGCTGTTTGTGGCGGTGTACCTGATGGGGGTGGTGGTCTGTCTCTGTGACCTGATGGTGTGGCGACCATACTAGGGTTTGTCCCTAGAAAAAAATCTGCATCAGTGCTTGACAGACTCTAACTGTTTGTTAGATACTTCTCTCACTGCACTGATGCAGGTTAATCAAGGAGAACGAAATGGCAATCCGCGGAACAGCACCAATCGAGCACCCAGCACAATACGCAGCGGTTACCCGCCAGCGCATTATCGCCAACGCCAAGATTACGTTTTGCCGCACCTACCCTGATGCGAATCAGATCATTGAGTGGGTGGAAAGCTTCAAAGAGTATGACTACAGCGGCATCATTTCGTACCCTGCCAATTTCGGCGGTTCCCTGTCCCGCGCATTCGATACCTACGGCAAGCTGACCGAGGGCCAAGTTAACGCTGTTCGCAAGATCATGGCCACGCAGGCTGCACGCAAGGCCGAGTGGGCATCGAAAGAGGCCGCGCTGAACGCTAACCGTGAGCACATCGGCGTGGTTGGTCAGAAGGTCACCATCACCCTGACGGTCAAGCACATCGTCGAGCTTGAGTCGATCTACGGTGCCAACTATATCCACATCTGCGAGGATGCATTCCACAACGTCATCATCTACAAGGGCAAGTCCGAATCCTTCCCCCGTAAGGGCGAGACTGCCACTGTGGTGGCCACCGTCAAAGAGCACGGTGTGCGCGATGGCGTGAAGCAGACCATCATCCAGCGCCCCAAGCTGGCCAAGTAAACCGAGGGGGCTACGGCCCCCAAATTATTTTCACGATACGCTTGACAACTCTAATTTTTTGTTAGATACTGTCTTCACTGCACAGACGCAGGTAACCAAGGAGATCGAGATGGACCGATTCGAGAGCGCGATGGACGACAATGAAGCTAACCGGACCCGGTTGGTCGAGCAGTTCGTAACGTATGCGAACCTGCAGGCCGCGGTGGTCGCAGGGTTCGACGACGAGTGGATTGCCAACCTGATCGGCGAGCCTGTTCACTCGTGGGCAATTGACTTCGTCGGCCACGAACTGGGAGATCTGGCATGAATCACATCCACAAGCTTCAAAACGAGGTGGTTGGGGCAAACCACCGGATCGTGGGGCTGCTTGAGCGCATCCACGAACTCCGCGTCCACCTGCAGAGCAGCAAGTTCGGGCCGCAGTCGGATGGCACTCGCGGGGACTGGATGAGCACTACGGACATCAACCGTTGGCTGCGCTACATCGAGGATCCTTCGAACGACGAACAACAATTTGGAATTGGAGAGTGAGCATGAAAATCGATACTACAATCACCACAGATAGTGGCATTCGCGTTTCAGTGTCTGAGTGGGACGAAGGCTGCATATGGATGCACCTGCAATACCGTAACGGCAGCAGCCACTTTGTGATGACCGCACAAGAGGCCGAGCAGTTGGCGGCTAACCTGTTGGAAACCTTGAAGGAAAATCAGTCATGAACATGGGAAGCATCTTCGATCAACTCGAAAAGGATCTGCTGGAGGAATTCAAGGCGATCACTCCGGAGCAGCGGGCCGCGGATGACGCACGGCGAAAAGCACTGCGGGAGTGGGAAGCAGCGCACACTGCGTTCGACAACGACATTGACCCTGAAGATAAGGAGTTTGAATGATACGGTTCAACACACGCCAAAGGAGAGAGTCGTTGGACTTCATGAAGAAAAAATCATTTGATGAATCGAGTGAGATATTCGATCTGTTTGCCGGGTTAGCGATGCACGCAATCCTGCAGAGATCGAACCTCTCGATCACTAGGGACAGTGCCGCCGCGGAAAGGCTGGCGAAGTGGGCATATGGCCAAGCAGCCGCCATGATGGCTGTGAGGGAAGGAATCGACTTCAGCGATATCGACGAGGATGAATTATGAAATTCAACGAAGACAACTGGCCGAAAGGCGACGAGTTGATAGACCAGTTCGCACTGGCTGCAATGCACCTACTCGGCGTGCAGAACGGCTACTACAGCGAGACAGAGCGAGCAGTTGAGGCGTACAACATCGCCGCGGCAATGATGCGTGAGCGCCGACTCCGGATCAAAGAACTGCAGGAGAACGTCAGAGTAGGAGAGCAACCATGGTAACGCGCAAGAAAGCCTCGGTTGAGCCTCCAGTCCCCCAGTACTCAATGCCCATGGAGGTTCATGATTGGATAGAAAGAGCAAACGCAACCATCCAGCATATGCGCGGAGAGATACAGAGGATGAAGCAGGAAGTGTTCGAGTTGAAGCAATACAAAGCATGGGCAGAGCGCAGGATACTTCGCAGCGAACAAGAAGATTGAGTTACACTCCCCCCAACCAAACAGGGGGGAATAGTGAAGCTTGGAAGGCCAGAAAGTTACTCAGACCAACTAGCAGATGAGATCTGTCACAGACTCTCAGGCGGAGAGTCGCTGAGATCAATCTGTGCAGATCCACGCATTCCCAGTCAGCAGACTGTTTATTCATGGCTGATCAAAAAGCCTGCTTTTCTGGAGAAATACACACGCGCTCGTGAAGCACAGGCGGAGACGATGGCCGATGAAATCGTGGCCATTGCAGACGAAACGCCCATCACCACGCCGGTGTACAACAAGGATGGCGAGCAGATCGACATCAAGCTGGACTCAGCGTATGTCCAGTGGCAGCGCCAGCGCATAGACGCCCGGAAATGGACTGCATCTAAACTTCGACCCAAGAAGTATGGCGACCGCACACTGGTGGCCGGTGACGCCGAGAATCCCCTGCAAGTGGGAATCAATGAAACGGTGTTCGGGGAGATCCTGAAAAACCTGAAGATGTCTCGGCAGGTCGAATGAAGTGTAATCGGATTACACTTTGTACCCGGTAGGGTGTAATCGGATTACACCATGGGTGCAGTAGAGGCCATCCTTTCTGATCCGAATCTGCCGCAGGAATTCGGCAGATTGAACCAATACGACCAGATCTATTTCAACTGGCGCTCGCAGTGGTATCAGAAGGCGCACAAGCACCAGATCGAACCTGACGGTGACTGGTGGAATGTCTTTCTTTTATTGGCCGGGAGGGGAGCGGGCAAGACCAGAGCAGCAGCGGAAGCATTGGGTGAATGGGCCTGGGAGCAGCCGGGGTCGCGCTGGCTCGTTTCAGCGCCAACCAGTGGTGACGTCAGGGGAACCTGCTTCGAGGGCGATAGCGGCCTGCTGAACGTCATTCCAAAGGAATTGGTGGCGGACTACAACAAGTCGCTCCATGAGATCAAACTGGTCAATGGATCGTTCATCAAGGGAATTCCAGCCAGCGAGCCTGAACGGTTCCGCGGTGGCCAATGGCATGGTGCTTGGTGCGACGAGTTGGCCGCGTGGGAGTATTTGCAAGAAGCGTGGGACCAGATTCAATTCGCGGTGCGGTTGGGTAAGCGAACGCGCATCATTGCATCGACGACGCCAAAGCCTAAGCCATTGATCATGGAGCTAGTGGGCAGGAACGGCGACGATGTTGCCGTGACGATGGCGAGTACCTACACGAACATTGCCAATCTGGCTCCGACGTTCCAAAAGCAGATTCTGCAGTACGAGGGCACCAAGCTAGGACGGCAGGAGATCCACGCCGAGCTGATCGACGTCGAGGAAGGTGGCATCGTCAAGCGCGACTGGTTCCGGTTGTGGCCAGACGGCAAACCGTTCCCGAAGCTGGAATACATCATCCAGAGCTACGACTGCGCCACGTCGGACAAGACATACAACGACCCGACCGGCTGCATTACGCTGGGCGTGTTCAAGCCTATGGATGGCGGTATGAGCGTAATCATTCTGGACTGCTGGCAAGACCACCTGCAGTACCCGGATCTGCGCCCTAAAGTAATCGCCGAGTACGAAATGGTGTTCGGGCAAGGAAAAGACAAAAAGCTGGTTGATCTGGTGCTGGTCGAAGACAAGAGCGCAGGCATCAGCTTGATTCAGGACTTGCAACGGGCGCACCTTCCGGTCCATGCCTACAATCCGGGCCAAGCAGACAAGGTGCAGCGGTTAAGCATTGTGGCCAACATCATTAAGGCTGGCCGGGTTTGGGTGCCGGAGTCGGGCGTGAGGCGCGGTTATGTAAGGGACTGGGCTGAAGGGATGGTCACCCAGATCTGCAGCTTTCCAGAGGGGGCAACACACGATGAATTCGTGGACTGCATCAGTCAGGGGCTGCGGTATCTAAGGGATGCCGGGTGGATCAGCATTGATGCGCCACCGAGGGAGGAGATCGAGCAGGAGGACATCACGGATGCCGAGATCTACAACCTGAAGAACAAGGCCAATCCATATGCACAATGACGGTATGTTCGTGGATATGTCGGACAAGTCCTACGTTAAGGTGGTGCATCTGGATGGGGTGCGGATTACGGCGTTTGACAATGTATTCGAGATTACGGCCAAGCCGGGTTCGGACATCTGGGAGCAGTACGCGGTGCAGATGCTGAAGGATTGGATCAGGTGGCGCAAGAAGCAGTTGCTCGAGTCGGAAGGCCAATAGGATAATCGCGGTATGAGCGACAAGCACTTGATGGGGATCAACGTGACGACCGACCGCAAGGCTGGCCGTCGTTACGCTGATCTGATCGTGGATGGCCACAAGGCGTATGAGTCGCGCAATGGAGATACGCTTAGACCGTATGTAGGCAAGCGTGTGGCCATTGTCCGGACCGGAGAGGGACCAGCAAAGGCCATTGGTGAAGTGACGGTCGGCGAGCCGATGGTGGTGAACCAAAAGCAGTTTAGGGGCATGGAGCATCACCATCTGGTGCCAGAGGGATCGTCGTTTGACATTAAGACGCCGACCAAGCATTTGTACCCGATGCATAACCCGGTGCGCTATGAGCAGGAATACGATGTTGGGCACGGGATCATTGCCCGGAAGGTGCATAAAGCAGAAGGCGGATCAGTGAGCGAACCAAAGAAGACCGTCAAGGCGTACAAACTGTTCCGGGTCCATCCCAAGCATCCCGGCAAACTGTTCCCGCTGTTTGTGGACTCGAACACTCCGGTGGCCATGAACGAGTGGGTGGCCGCGAAGGAAGGCGAGATGGCCAATGGCAAGGTCAAGTCGAAGCTGGGGCCGCTGGCGTACAGGCCGGGATGGCACGCTGGGGATTTGCCAATTGCCACGCACATCGGGGAGAAGTCGCACAAGGATCTGAAGGCACCCGACCGCAGGCCAGCAAACCATGCATGGGCCGAGATCGAGATGCCCGATGATGTGGATTGGCAGTCGGAAGCGAACAAGCGCGGCGTGAACGCTAAAGGCAAGTTCATTCCGAGTCGGGCGCACATCACCGATCAACTACCTCATGAGGGGCACTATCGGTACAAGACCAACCCGAACATGACGGGGAACTGGCTCATTGGCGGGGCCATGAAGGTCAACAAGGTGCTGACCGATGACGAGGTCAAGAAGATCAACGAGCAAGCCGGTGCAAAGGATTTGCCAAGGGCGGCACCGTTTGATGCCAAGCATTTTGGGTTTAGGGATGGCGGCGTAGTGGGGCCAGAAGAGTGGGTGGCCGAGGAGCACGTCAATCATCATCACATCGTACATAAGGCGGAAGGCGGACTAATGGATACTTCACTGGCGCAGATGCGTATGGCGTTATCGCGCCAGAGCAATCCCAAGATGATGGACAGTGTTGGGTTGAATGAAGCTCTGGACATGAAACCTAAGATGTTCATCAATCCCAACTCGAAGACGCAGGGCAATCCTGACGTGGGTGGGGTTCCAAGTAACGCCAGCCTGCCGATTGGCGGAATTGATGCCAATCCGATGGCTCAAGGCCAACAGATGGTTCCTAAAGCACCGCAGGCGCAAGCGCAGCCACAAAGTCCGCCGGGTAATCCTGCGCCGATGACGGGATCGCCACCGGATGGTCAACAGGGCGGACCCAAAGGAAATCTATTGGCTCTGACCTCACAAGGGCAAGCATTGAATGCGTTGAAGCCAGCGCCAATGGCTGATGGTGGATTAGCCAAGTTCAAAGCCGCGATGATGTTCAAGCGCGATCAGGCAAAACACCGGATGTACGCAAAAGGCGGGAAGGTTTACGAAGAGACTGAAAAGCCCAAGCGCATCAAGTTCAACGCAAAAGGTCATGGCGGTGTCAGCGGGATTGTGGTGCCGCGTCATATGTGGGAAGGAAGCCAGCACGCTGAAGGGATGGAGAAGGTCAACGCGGCAAGGGCTGCGGTTTATGGAGGTGAGAAGCGTTCACCGTTGGGGATCAATCAAGTGGGTCGTATTCACCGGGATACGCTCAATGATCATTTCAAGAAACCAATTGAGCAGCAGCAGGCCGATGAGCAGGCCGCGTTAGAACGCTTACGGAAAGCCAAGCATATTGGCCGCGGGGCGAACACGCTGGATGAAAGCGAGAAGCTAGACACGGTCAGGCATGAGCGCGATGCACAGGGCCGTACCCATGTGGGGTATGCGTCTAAGGGTGTGGCGGGGCATTCGTTATACACGTCAGGACACGGTGACGAGCAAGAGCACCACGTCATCAATACCTGCCCCGGCCAGACGGTCGGATGCGGCGGTGGTATTGATAAGAGCGGAGTTGTGGATACCAGTAAGGGAACGTGTTTTGCGCCCAATGCGGAGTCGCAGTATGTAAACGCGGCGGTACGTCGGGCAAGCCATGAGCAGGCCAAGCATGACCCGGCAATGACGCGGGATTGGATTTTGGCGCACACTGGGTCATTGAGGGGTGTGTCGAACACCGCGGACAAAAAGAATGTCCGGACGTTGTTCAGGCCAAACGTGGTGGACGAAACTGACGTGTCATCGCGTCATGCAATTCGGCATTTGAATGAGCAACGTAAAGCTGCAGGCAAACCACCGATTATTGCCAACTCGTATGGCAAGACCACGGAACTGCATGACCCGGAGAACGGGTATTACGTTACGCACTCGAACGTCGGGCCTAAGACCAAACACGGCAAATCAATTGAAGAGAACATTGGGCGAGACAAGCAGCGTGTTCGATCAACGATTCTGGCCGCGGACGCCAGCGGAAAAAACTTTACAAACGAACAGGGTAACAAGACGCCACCCAAGGGTTCGTACATGGTGACCGATGTGAAGCGTGGATCGCCGTTGTCAAAAGCGATGCAGGAACACATTACGCACGCCAAGTATTGGTCAACGCCAAAACCCGTAGAAAGCCTCAGTGACGAGGAAAAAGCTGAAGGTGAAGAGAACCATTACAACGGTCATGGGAAGCCTACAACGCCGGACAAGTCGCACTATGGGCATACGACGCTGAATGGGCAGCGGTACGACTACCAAAAGCAACACGTTTTGCACCCAAGGCTGGTGCAGGTTGGAAAGAATCCAGATGGTAGTGATCACATGATCCCTACCGATTCACGGTTTAAGGATGAGGATTTCCTTCCGAAAAATCGGTACATGACCAAGAATGGCAAGAAAGCTGGTCATATCTTGATGACTACGCCAACAGAATCAACCAGTAATTTGGCCCATCACACGTCGTTTACGCACCATGTAAACGATAATCATATAGAGTATGCCAAAAACCATAACGGGGAGTATGAGATTGATCCCCCAGCACAACAGGAAGCCAGCATGGGCAAAGAGTACGTTGCTCCACAAGAAGTGAAGATTGCAAAGAGAGTTGTGAAGAAAGCCATGGGTGGATCAATTGAATCCGATGAGGGATTAAATGACGACAATTTCCATGCATTCCCAGAGCGCAATTTTGCAGCGCAACACCACTTGGCGCATCGTGCGGGGATTCAGGACATCACTGATATGCCCCATGAGCACCTGCACAATAAAGGCTGATGATGGACGACATCAATATTGATGAGCAGGAAGACGGGTCGGCAATTGTCGACCTGCCTGAGATGGATGCGGAAGAGCAGCCAGACGGGTCGGCAATTATTGAACTTGAAGATGGACCGGAATTTAATCCGGACTTTTACGACAACCTAGCGGATTCGATTGATGCAGGCGTTTTATCTACTCTCTGCTTCCGTTACCTCGACCTACTGGAGAGCGACAAGCAAGCCAGAGAGTTGCGAGACAAGCAGTACGAAGAAGGAATCAAGCGCACCGGGTTGGGCAATGACGCGCCGGGAGGCGCTACGTTCATGGGTGCGTCAAAGGTTGTCCACCCTGCCATGGCGGAAGGGTGCGTAGACTTTGCTGCACGGGCAATTAAGGAACTGTTTCCGCCTGATGGTCCGGTCAAAGCCAAGATTATTGGTAAACAGGATGATTTAAAGACAGCAATTGCTGAACGGAAAGTAGATTTTCTGAATTGGCAAATTACGGAACAAATTGAAGAGTTCAGGGACGAGCAGGAGCAATTGCTGACACAGCTACCGTTGGGTGGCTCGCAGTACATGAAAGTCTGGTACGACGAAGAAAAAAAGAAACCGTGTGTTGAATTTCTTCCAATTGACCGGGTAATTTTGCCGTTTGCGGCTACCAACTTTTACACCGCACAACGCGCTGCGGAAGTTCACGAAATTACGCAGTGGGAGCTGGAGCGCCGTATTTCGTCGGGGATGTACCGAGACATTAGCTATGTCAAGGCTACAGAAACGATTGAAGAAGGAAAAGTTCAGCAGGCTACCAATAAAATTGAAGGCAAGAAGTTTGAAGATAACAAGGATGGACTGCGAAAGGTCTATCACATATATACTTGGTTGGAGTTAGACGACGATAAAAAAACTAGAGGTAAGAACGCGCCATACATTTTGATGATTGACGAACTGGACAACGAAGTTGTTGGTTTGTACCGGAATTGGGAAGAAAGCGATAAGACCATGACCAAGCTTGACTGGGTTGTGGAATTTAAATTTATTCCGTGGCGGGGTGCATATGCGATTGGACTACCTCATCTTATTGGTGGTCTATCTGCCGCGCTTACTGGCTCTTTGCGTGCTTTGCTGGACTCAGCTCACATAAACAATGCGGCGACCATGCTCAAGCTCAAAGGAGCGAAGATCAGTGGTTCCTCGCAGCAGATTGATGTCACGCAGATTGTTGAGATTGAGGGCGCACCGGGTGTGCAAGACATCAGGCAAATTGCTATGCCGATGCCGTTCAACCCTCCCAGCCCGGTTCTGTTTGAGCTTCTAGGGTGGCTAGACAAGGCTACAAGCAGCGTTGTCACCACGGCTGAAGAGAAGATAGCGGACATTTCTGCAAACGCGCCTGTGGGCACTACGCAGGCTCTGATTGAGCAGGGATCACAAGTTTACTCGTCGATCCACGCACGATTGCACGCATCGCAGGCAAGGGTGCTAAAGATTCTGTGCCGGTTGAATCGGTGGTACTTTGACGATATGCAAAAGTCGGACATTGTGTCTGACTTGGATATTACGCGGGAAGACTTTGCAAAGAACACGGACGTTGAGCCTGTCAGCGATCCGCATATCTTCTCTGAGACTCAACGGATGGCGCAGAACCAAGCGGTTCTGGCGTTGGCGGATAAGCACCCACAACAGTTCAAGATGAACAATGTGATTGCTCGGGTGCTCAAGCAGATGAAGATCCCGAACATCAATGAGTTGATGAACGAGGTTCCGGCACCTGAACAGCGCACTAGCGCGGATGAGAACGCGGCGATGCTGATCGGGCAGACAGCGTATGCATATATTCAACAGGATCACATCGCACACATTCAAGATCACTTGCAGTTTGCAATGAGTCCGTTCTTGGGCCAGTCACCGTTTGCAGATCCGGGGTACTTGAACAACCTGATTGAGCATATCAAACAGCACATGACGTTGTGGTATCTCAATCGATCCAATGGATACGTTGAAAAGAACGTGGGCAGGCCGGTTACAAATTACGAAGATCCAAATTACACGTCAGAGATTGACAAGTTGTACACAATTGTTGGCGGCCATGTGATGTTGGATACGCAACAAGTGTTCAGCCAGTTTATGCCTAGCTTCCAGAAAATTATTGAAATGAGCCAGAAAAAGAATCAGGCTCCTGATAAGCTGCCGCCAGATGCTCAAGTGGTTAAAGACACCAGCATGGCTGAGACGCAACGCAAAACGCAGAAAGATCAAGCTGATATTCAGATTGCTCAATCTAAGATTCAAAGCGATATGCAAAAGCACGTTATCGATAACCAGACAAAAGTCCAGATCGAAAACGCCAAATTGACGCATGAGACAATACAAACGGTTGCTCAAGCTCAACAACCGGCACCAATGCCACAACCGCCACAAGGAGAACCAAATGGCAACGTCTGATCAAGAACAGAAGTCGGTGCTGGTAAAACAGCACAAGCGTCTGGCACAAGGGGAAAAGCTTGATGGAACCAACATGGGTCCAAAGGGTGAGAAAGCTAAATCAGGAGGTCTATCACACGCCAAGAAAAAATGATTGAAGCACTGATCCATCGGATCAAAATACGCCAAAACGAGTTGCAGCTATCGTTAGCTCAAGGCGTTCCCATGAACTGGGAGGCGTATCAACGTATCGTTGGTAACTATCAAGGTCTGCAAGCAGTGCTTGATATTATTGACAATATGCTGGAAGAAGAGAAAGAGTTTGATTAACCATGCGCTGAAAAGCGCGTTTATGCACCTGAAATATGGTGTGAGGAAAGAAAATGACTGAAAAAGAAAAGATCCCTACGATTGAGGGCGTACAGCGTACGCCTGATTCCGTTGAATTGTCTTGGGCATTTCCTGAAGTGGGGCCGGGACAGCGTCCGTTCGGAGGGCGCGTCATCGTTCAGTTACGTCGGATCAAGAAAAAAGTTGGTCGGATTGTGATCGTGGACGAAACCAAAGAGAACGAGAAGTGGAACAACATGATCGGCAAGATTGTGGCGTTGGGTCCGCTTGCGTTCAAGAACCGGGACACCATGAAACCATGGACTGAAGGGTCATGGGCTGAGATTGGTGACTTTGTTCGGGTTCCAAGATGGGGTGGTGACCGTTGGGAGCGTGCTGTTCCCGGTGAAGACGGTGAAGATCCTGTTTTGTTTATGACAATCAACGACCATGAACTGATTTCGGCCATCACAGATGACCCGTTGTCGTTCAAGGCTTACGTTTAGGGGTAAAAAATGGCTGAAAATACCGAAAAAACTGAAGAATTAGACGTTGTAGAGGCCAAGGATGGCTCTGCAGTGGTTGATGTTCCCGAAAGTTTGCTTGGCGATGACGATTCCGATGTCAAATCTAACGGTGATGCTGGTGTTGATGCGGATGCGGATGATCCGGGTGATGATGAAGAGTTGCGAGCAGCAAAACGCAACCGTCGTCGAGCCAAAAAAGACTTGGTTCGCAAGACAAACCAAGAGAAAGACGTTCGGTTGGTTCAATTGCAACGTGAGAATGAAGAATTCAAGCGTCGTCTGAGTCAATTAGAACGCAACACCAAAGCGGAACACGTTGTTAGGATTGAAAAGAACATTGAGGACGCTCAAGTGCGTCTTGAATACGCCAAGATGAAGCTTTCAGAGGCCACATCAAACAATGATGGTCAGGCCATGGTTGAGGCGCAGACGCTTTTTTCGACTGCTCAAGACGAAATCAAGCAACTCAACGGAATGAAGGTTCAAGCCGACCGGGAAGTTAACGCTCCGCAACGTCAAGACAACGATGTTGACCCAAACGTGCGACGGCACGCTCAACAGTGGATGAAGCGTAATCCTTGGTACACGGCTGGAGGCACTGATCCAGATAGCCGAGTGGCCAAGAAGATGGATGAGCTAATGGCTGCTCAAGGTTGGGATCCAACGGATCGTGATTACTGGGATGAGCTTGATAGCCGTTTGCAAAAGGAATTACCTCACCGTTACAATGCAAACGGTGAAGATGATAACCGTGGTGTTAGACGACCAAGGAATGTTGTGGGAAGTGCGGGACGCGAAGCATCGGCTGCTTACGGTGGATCTAACCGATCCCAGTTTGTTTTGTCGCCTGAAAGGGTGAAAGCAATGAAAGATGCAGGTGCTTGGGAAAATCCTGAGAGGAAGGCCAGAATGATCAAACAGTTCATGGCCTACGACCGAACCAACCGCAATTGAACTAAGGAACAAATACCATGGAATCTCGTCTCAAAAAATCTTTGAACGCTGGTGGCAGACAGGACCGTGAAAACGGGGAGGCAAGTCATTCAGCGCCTGAAGAAAAGTTCGCTTCTACACAGGAACGTAAAAAAATGTGGAGTGAGGAGTGGACGCAATCAGCATTGCCAAAACTGCCCAACATGGATGGGTGGCACCTTTGCTGGCTTTCAACAACCAACAGCTACGACTCCATTGATAAGAGGATTCGTCTTGGGTACGTTCCCGTTAAATCGGAAGAGTTACCCGGATATGAGGACTATCGAGTGAAGTCGGGTGAGCACGTTGGATATATCTCATGCAACGAGATGTTGCTGTTCAAAATTCCGATGGAAATTTTCCAAGAGGTGATGGTTCATATGCATCACGATAAACCTCGTGAAGAAGCAGAGAAGATCGTCGTCCAAATGGAAAATTTGCAAGGGGCAAGGGATAGTAACGGTCGGCGGTTGGTGAATGTTGAAGGTGAAGGTATTGGCTCTATTGACAAGCAACCAAACAAAATTCCCGTATTTGCGGGATAACCTTCTGGAGTTAACATGAGTTCAACCTCTGCTCCGTTTGGTCTGCGCCCTGCGTTCCACCCTTCCGGATTGGATCGCGCACAAGCGCTGGCTGGCGGTATTCTTAGTGGCTATACAAGCAACATTCTGAAAGGTCAGCCTGTTCTGTATAGCGCATCAAACGGTTATATCACTGCTTACACCACGAACTCGACCGCTGCTGCATGGTCTGGCTCGTTCCAAGGTGTTGAGTGGACCGATACGACTGGTCGTCGCCGTGTTTCTAACTATTGGCCTGCAAACACCGCCTACACTACGGGTTCTTGCGTAGCTTATTTCTACAACGACAACAACATCGTTTACGAAATCCAAGCTGATGGTTCGATGGCTCAGACCACGATTGGTAACGAGTACAACTTTACGAACGTAACTAACGGTTCGACCACTACCGGCCTGTCGGCAGCAACTTTGGGTGCTTCGACTGCTGTTGGTAACGGTGTCCAAGGTTGTATGCGTGTCGTTGACTTGGGACAAGGCGTTGACAACGCTTGGGGTGATTCATACACGGTTGTCCGTGTTGTGAATTCGTATTCACAATTCTTTGGCCAGTTTACTGCCATTGCTTAATTAGGAGGTAAATCATGGCCGCCCCAATGCGAAGTACAGACTTCCGGTCAATTGTTGAGCCAATTCTCAACGAATGTTTTGATGGAGTCTATGATCAGCGCGCTGATGAATGGAGTCGAGTTTTCCGTGAGGAAGATGGTATTCCCCGCAACTATCACGAAGAGCCGGTCCTTTACGGATTTGGCGCTGCACCACAACTCCCTGACGGTACGCCTGTTACCTATCAGCAGGGTGGTGTGTTGTTCCTTCAGCGTTACCTCTACAAAGTGTACGGGCTTGCCTTTGCACTGACGAAGGTTCTTGTTGAAGACGGCGACCACATCCGTATCGGTCAGGTTTATGCTCGTCACTTGGCTCAGTCGCTGGTGGAAACCAAAGAACTGCTGAGTGCGAACATTCTCAATACGGCCTTCAACTCGTCGTACCCCGGCGGTGACGGTGTGTCGCTGATTAACACGGCGCACCCAATTGTTTCTGGTACGTTCAGCAACCAGTTGGCGACTGCTGCGGTTCTTTCGCAGACTTCGCTTGAGCAAATGCTCATCCAGATTCGTCAGGCTGTGGACAACAACGGTAAGCGTATTCGTCTGGTTCCACGTCAACTGATCGTGGCACCCGGCAATATCTTCCAAGCTGAAGTCCTATTGAAGAGCGTGCTGCGTGCCGGTAACGCAAACAACGACATCAACCCGATCAAGTCTATTGGCTTGCTCGACGAAGGTGCCGCTGTTCTGTCCCGTCTTACGTCGGCGACTGCATGGTGGGTTCAGACTGACGCTCCAGAGGGCTTTAAGCTCCTGATGCGTCGTCGTCTGGAGAAAACCATGGAAGGCGACTTTGAAACGGACACGATGCGCTACAAGGCTACTGAGCGTTATGCTGTGGGCTTCACTGACCCACGTTGCGCTTACGGTACGCCCGGAGTGTAAAGAACGGGACCAAGGGGGTGTAATCGGATTACACCCTCTTGGTTCTTTTTGAAACCTGAGTGGTTCAAGCCACAAGGAATCTAAAATGCCTTTATTTTCAGATGATCTTTTCTTGGGTTCTGGTGCTACCTATATGGGCACTGGCAACCAAGCCGCAACCTCGGTTTTTACCGGGACCATTTCTACCACCACGTTGACGGTTCAAACCGTTCAGTCTGGCGATCCTTTGGTCGTTGGTCAGTTCATCGTTGGTTCTGGTGTGACTGCAAACAGTTACATCACTGCATCACTTGGCCAAAACGCAAACGGTTTGAGCCAATACACTTTGTCGCAGTCATCGACTGTTTCGTCGGCAGTGGTGATGTATGCATCGGGTAACGCATCGTTAGGTAACCCTGCCCCAATGTCGCTAGGCGTTGGTCCGATGGGTCGTATCTATATGTGGGACTCGATCCCAGAGGCGAAACAAGCAAATAACATTGCTACGTCGCAGACTCCCGCGGCTGCAGGCAGCCTCACGCTGACGGCTGGAACGTCGGTTACCACGCTGGTTCGCAGTGATGGTACGACTGCATACGTTCTAGATGTGCCGCGTGGTTTGCGGATTACAACTGCCACTGCTGCTGCTTCGACTTTGGCAGGTGTTGCAATCACAGGCACTGGTGGTCAAATTTCGTTTACGTCGCAGACTGGTTTGGTTTCAGGCCAATACCTGACCATTTCTGGTACTTACGGCGGAACGGGTTCGATTACGGGTTATTCAAACCCAACGACGTACATTTTGACTGCAGTTACATCAACGACTGCCACGCTGACTACTACAGCCGGTGCGGCAGTTGTGACTACGGCAGGTACGCCAACGGGTCTGACCTATACCTTGGGTGTTGCTCCGCAAACGGCAACGATCAGTGGTTACGATTACTACGGTCAGGCGATGACCCAAACAATCACGACCAGTTCGTCTGTTTCGACTGCAGTGAACACCACCAAAGCGTTCTATCAAGTCACATCGATTTCGATTGGTGGCGCGACTGGAACGGCGCTAACGGTTGGTACAACTGACGTGTTGGGAATCCCAGTTCGAGTAATCGATGGTGCTTACATCGTAAACTCTGGGTACAACAACACTGTTGCATTCGATTCCCCAACCGCGTTTGTAAAAGCGGATATGACGAACCCAGCTACATCATCTACGGGTGACGTTCGCGGTACGTTGAATCCATCAAGTGCTCCTGATGGAACCAAACGCTTGGTTGTAGCCATTGCGGTTCCGGCAATTGCATCTGGCCCCAACTCGACTCGTCAGGGCACGCTTGGCGTGACTCAGGCTTAATAGGAGGCTGAAATGGCTAATTTTCAACCAATGGTGAAGATGTACACCGATGAGCCATCAGTTAGTCTGGTGAAGCTCAAGAAAGGTGGTAAGGTCAAAGCCAAGAAGCATGACGAGCATCACGGTCACCATTCGATGCATCCGGGGCACATGAAAGGCGCTCACCATGCATTCGAGGCGGAGAAGGGCGCATCGCCCAAAAAACCGTCGCTGCATGAGCGCCATAAAGCAATGAACCCGCAGCTTTACAAAAAAGGCGGAAAAGTTGCTCACAAGGTTGACGGCGGCATTATGCCAATGGCACCTAGTGGCATGGGCGGCGGGATGACTGGTGTGGGCAATGCTTCGCCGACCATGAACCGTGCAATGAGTCCATCGGCAATTGCCAACATGGAACCTGCTGCACGGGCTACTCGGGCAGCGCAAGTTAAGCGTGCTCTGCTGGGCATGAAGAAGGGTGGTTCTGCAGACCACAAAATGATTGAGAAGTTGGAAAAAGAACTTCACCATCACGAAAGTATGTCTGCGGAAAAGGCCCATCATAAAGCTCATGGCGGCAAGGTTCACCATATCAGCGGTCATCCAGACGGCACCCATGAGCATCACAAGGCCATGGCCAAGCATTACGCTGAAAAGTGTAAGCATGGCGGTTCGGCGCATATGCACAAGATGCACGAGCACCACAAGCATCAAGCCAAGATGTGCAAGGGTGGCAGCTATGCTTCGGGTGGCTCGACCAATGAGAAAGGTGCTGGCGCATCTGGTGAAAAGGTTGATCAGTTCCAGACTCGGACCACGCTTAAAAACAGCGTGAAGCCGTTTGTTTCGCGTGCTGACACCTCGAAGCCTGATCACTCTCCTGCTCACACTGGCGAGATCCACAAGGGCAATGGCGGCGGTTATAAGCATGGTGGTCGGATGCACCACAAGGCTGATGGCGGTCACATGATTGGCGACAAAGTCCCAAGCGTGAAGAACAAGCACTATGCAAAGGGTGGCCGTGCGACCGGCAGCATGATCCCAAGCGGAACGAACGAAAGTGAAACCCGCGGCAAGATCAAGTTTGGCGGCACGATTGAGGACAACGAGCATTACTACGAAAACACCGATATGCACACGGCGCAGCCAGACCACTCAAAAGGTGGTACGGGTGGTGTCAAGATGGGCAACGCCGGTGGATTCAAACGTGGTGGTCGGATGCATCACAAAGCCGATGGCGGAACGATTGACAAGTTTGTCACCCGTAACACCATTGAAGGTGGTGACTGGGAGAATCGCCCAGCCAACACCACCAAACCCGGCAAGAGCGACACCAAAACCGGCCAAGTGAAGCTTGCTAACGCAGGCGGATATAAGCACGGTGGCAAAACCTCGAAGCACTATGCTTCGGGCGGTGGCGTGAATGAGATGGGCAACGCTATGAAGATGCCTGCTCGCGTGAAACACGGTCCAGTGGCCAACACGCTTCAGTCGGGCACTTATGCACGGGGTGGCAAGGTAGATGAAGAGAAACCCAACCTTCGTCTAGTCAAGACCCATACCGGGCCGCATGGTCACGTTGCCAAGATCTACAAAGACCGTGATTATGGTGAGCATCGTGTGAGGTTCTACGATCCTGAAGGTAAACACCACCACAAGGCGGATTACCACACGGATGATGTGCAGGACGCGCATGATACGGCGATGTATGAGTTGAATCGCGCTACGGACTGGAAGAAAAGCAAGTAATTGCACTTCAAGTAAGTAGGGGGGCTTCGGCCCCCCACTTGTTAAAGGAAAAAAAATGTCTCAATTGTCGGTTTATACTGGCCCAACGTCCAACACAGACAACCAGCTACGTCTTCAGCAGGCGCAGCGATCTGGCGCGTATGACCCTGTTGACAAGGTTCGTGTATCGACGCCTCAATCGTTGATTGACACCGACTTTGAGTATGGGCAACAGCCGACAAAATGGGAACAAATTTCCCTCCAGAACAATCGTCAGTCGCTTTATTACCTGCCAAACGCCGCGCTGCCAGTTTCAGCGATTACAGGTAACCAAGCCAACTTGTATCAATTGGTCATTACGTTTGCTTCAAACGTAACCATTGCTACCGGCACTCCGTTTTTCATTGAAGACACAATTGATCCAAATGCTCAAGGATGGGCATATGTGGTCGCAGGTGTCTCCGCTGGTACATCGATTACTGTTCAAGTACAGAACCAAGTAACGACGGTCAATAATTACTCTGCAGCATCAACGTATTGCTATCAGGGTTACACATATTCAAACTGCGGTATTGCCCTGACCGGGACGACGGCATTTACGTTTGTTGGATCAACGGTAAGCGTCACCACATCATTCCCTCATGGGTTGTCGGCAAATTCGGCAATCTTTATTACGGGAACAACTGGCCCAAGCACGGCAACTCAGATTAACGGGGCGCAAGTTGTTGCGACAACGCCAACTGCCAATACGTTTACGTTTACCAACGTCAACGGAACCCCTTCGACCACGATTGCCAACACTGCAGGTCAAACCAACTTGTATGCCCGTCCAGTAGGTTGGGTTGACTGCCATGCTTATGATGGATCGGTCAACTTTACTGCTGGTGCAAACACACCTAATCAGCAGTTGTTCCGCCAGACTCGTCGGTACTTCCGTTATCAATCTGGAAAGGGCATTCAGTTTTCTACTGGAACGATCCTTAAGCCACAAATTGCATTTACGACGCTAACTTCGTCTGGAACTACTGTCACTGTAACGAGTAAAACTCCCCACAATTTGACAGTTGGAACTTACGTTCAAGTTTCTGGTTTTGACCAATCTGCTTACAACGGTATTTTTAAAATTGTTACTGTTGCAACCGCATTGGTATTTACTTACACAGCGTTGTTTGTACCATCGGCATCACCGGCAACAAGTACTGCTCCTTTGATTCCGCACGTCAGCCCATATTCATGGTACGGGGCGAGCAACAAAATTGGATTTTTTGACAGTCAAAACGGAATGTTTTTCCAATTTGATGGTCAGGTTTTGTATTGCGTGCTTCGCAACAGCGTAAATCAAATTACTGGGACTGTAACTGCAACTCAAAATAGCTCATTGGTAACGGGTAGCAGCACTCAATTTACAACCCAGTTGCTTGTTGGTGATTACATTGTTATTCGAGGGCAAACGCATCGAGTAACAACGATTACCAGCGATACTCAGTTGTATGTTACGCCTGAATACCGCGGGGCAACAATTGCTAACGCGCTAGTATCCAGAATTGTTGAAACAAAAGTGCCTCAATCGCAATGGTGGGACGTTTGCGACGGGACTAATTCAATCTCCAACCCGTCGGGGTACAACCTTGATCTAACCAAAGTACAGATGTTTTACATCGACTACTCTTGGTACGGCGCAGGAGTAGCCCGGTTTGGGTTCCGTGCGACCAATGGCCAGATCATTTATGTGTACGGGTTCCAGAACAACAACGTGCAGTATCAAGCTTATATGCGGTCGGGGAACCTGCCGTCGCACTATGAGCAAAACACTGTATTGCCATTGACTACCATCACCTCAAGCATTGGTACAAGCGACACGACAATCAACGTGTTGAGCACTTCTGGATTCAATCCGGCGGGAGGCACGGCCCGAATTATTGGAAATGGTCTTTCAGGAACAATTGAATATGTGACATATACCGGGTTGACATCAACTAGTTTGACTGGATTGACCAGAGGAACAACCGGAGGATCTGCTGCATCAGCGTTTACATATTCAGCAAGCGCACCAATTTCAGTTGAATATGCATCGCCAGATTCTGCGGCTATGTTGTCCCATTGGGGTTCGTCGGTGGTGATGGATGGTGGATACACGTCAGACGTATCGTTGATTTACAACTACGGTATGACATCTTCCATTTCGACATCAAGTGCGACCGCTGTGCCAATCATGGCCATCCGTGTTGCTCCATCGGTGGACAACGGCACTGTAGGTACATTCGGTGTCAAAGAGATTATCAACCGTCTGCAGTTGCAGATGCGTGAGATCGCTATGTTGACCACGACTAGCTACTTGGTTCAATTTATTTTGAACGGTGTGATTGGGGGCACAAGCGGGTTTACTTCGTTTGCCTCACCAACTCAGAACAACACCAACACAACGTCGATTGTTCAAGTGGCCACGAACACCAATACGGCAACCACCATTACCGGCGGCGAGTCGATTGCGGCGTTCTTCACCAATACGGCTGGTCAAACGACGTTGGACTTGACTGCGGTTGCACCGTTCGGAAACAGCATTTTGGGTGGTGGTTTGACAAACACTGTACCGACAGGTCAAGCAGGAACATACCCTGATGGTCCGGACATTTTGTATGTAACAGTGAGCCAAATTGGTACAAACGGAACCGCATTTGCCCGTTTGTCTTGGCAAGAGTCGCAGGCTTAATATGCCAAGCAAATCTCCAGCCCAGCATCGTTTGATGGAAGCAGCCGCCCACACAAAGGGCGGTGTTGGTGGTGTTCCTCAATCTGTCGGCAAAGAGTTTGTCCGCGCCGACAAAAACATGAAGGAAGGTGGTCTGTATGCCAATATCCATGCAAAGCGTAAAAGAATCGCTGAAGGCTCTGGTGAGCATATGCGTAAAGTGGGGGCAAAAGGAGCGCCAACTGCTGGAGCCTTCAAAGCAGCAGCAAGAACAGCTAAAGGAAAAGCTGACGGAGGCCCAAGTCTGGCTGTCGAGAGGGGCGAAAAACTCTCAACAGAACGTGGCGCAGGACTTACCGAAAAAGGACGAGCCAAGTACAACCGGGAAACCGGATCTCACTTGAAAGCTCCGCAGCCACAAGGTGGGTCGCGCAAAGATTCATTTTGCGCGAGAATGTCAGGGGTGGTGAAGCACTCGAAGGGTGATGCGCCAAGAGCCAAAGCTTCGTTAAAACGCTGGGATTGCCCCGGCTGGTAAGGAGAGGATTGTGAGTGATTTTTTCAAGGCTTATGATCCAAACCGAATGGCTGAAATTATCAAGTCTCCAAAGGAGAAAAATGTGGATGCTGCTCGTAAGTTGTACGCAAAAGAGTACATGAAAAAAGGCAAGACGGCGAAAGAGTCAAAAGGAGCCATGGAGCACGCCTACGGTGAAGTAGAAAAAAAACATGGAAAAGAAATGCTTGAAAGGCTCAAGTCTTACCATGATAAAAATCAATCAGGGGATGATGAATCCAGCTCTTCAAAAGAAAAGCAGGAAATGATCTATCGTCCTGTAAGAAAGAAAAACAAAGAAGAAGAAGATAAAGAGAAGGCAAAGCCTACTCCTCATGGGATCAAGCCTAACATTGACTGGTACAAGAAAGGCGGGAAGATCAGCACGGCGGAACACGGGAATTCCAAGCACAAGCACTGCTGGTAAGGTGAGCCATGGCGTATAGCGGCACCGTCGGTCAAACGACAATCACTGTCCAGCAATTTATTGATCAGGGTGCCCGTCTCGCCGGTAAGCTTGCGGAAGAACTGACGGTTGAGCAGGTTCAGGGTTCTAAACAGGCTCTGTTCTTTGTTCTAAGCAACCTGATCAATCAGGGCATTAACTACTGGGCCATCAATCAGCAGGTCTATGGACTGTTGCCCAATCAGTTTGAATACCTGCTGCCGGTAGGTGGAGTAGACGTTTTGAACGTCTTGTATCGCACGATGACGCGGCCAAGCGCATCGTATGCGGCAAGTGATGGTAGCAACACGTCGAACATTTACGACGGCAACATCACGACGTACAACCAGATGACCGTGGCCAACGGTAGCTACACGGCCTACTACGGAACGACGAATACTCAGTACATCGGTTCAATTGGTTTCATGCCGTATGTGGCCAATAATGGCACGGCAACATGGAACTACTATCTGCAGTGTTCTGCCGATGGCACGACTTGGACAACGCTGTACACGGGAACTTCGGTTACTGTGACTGGTGGCCAGTGGATATTCCAGAACATTGATCCCGGCGCGAACGTCGCGTATTACCGGATTCAAGCGTTTGGCGGGACTACTCTGGCGTTGTATGAGTTTTATTTGGGAACGAATTCAACCGAGATCATGATGGCTCGGCTGAACAGGGACGATTACACGAACCTTCCAAATAAAAATTTTACAGCCAATCAGCCGTATCAATTTTGGTTTAATCGCACGATCCCGCAGGCGACAATTACGTTGTGGCCAACGCCATCAAATGCTTTTGTTCAGATGGTGGTTTGGTATTCGCGCCAGATCATGGACGTTGGCGATCTGAATGGTTCTCTTGAAATTCCGCAGCGATGGAATCAAGCTATTCAGTATTTGCTGGGTCATCAGATGAGCCTGATACTTCCAAGTGTTGAGCCTGCGAGGATTCAATACCTTGAAGGTCAGGCTGAGAAGTACTTTATGATGGCCGAGAACGAAGAACGCGATAAGTCTCCGATCTACTGGGCACCCAACATTTCGGTGTATACAAGGTAATGCCACGCTTTCTAAACACGGTTGGCAATGCAGTAATTGCGATCTTTATCTGCGACAGATGCAAGATGAAGAGGCCGATCATTGAAGCAATGCCAGACCCCAATTTTCCGGGTCTGAAAGTGTGTACGCACGGGTGTGCAGACCAGAAAGATCCGTACCGTTTACCGGCTAGACAAACAGAGCGGATTGCTCTTCAATACCCTCGGCCAGATGTCAGTGTTGCAGCAAATGATGATGGTTTGGTTGTAACGCCTACTGGAAACAGTGGAGTGAAGGGAGATCAGACTCAGGTGTACATCAGTACCCAGAACAGCACCGCCACACCAAAACAGAATGGCAACGTAGACATCATCACGCCGAACCCAACGAGCCAATAAAATGAGTGGACAAGTAACGATTCTCCAGCTTCCGACCGCCAGTGCTCTGACGGGTGCTGAAGCGGTTCCGATTGTCCAAAATGGGGTTACGGTACAGACAACGGCCAGCGCAATTTCAGGGGCTGGTGCGCTTAACTATCCATTCCTGACGGTTGGCTCGACATCTGGCTTGACGCAGGCACGCTATATGGCCGCGGGGACCGGGTTGTCCCTTACGGATAATGGCGCAGGCTCCACCCTGCAGATAAACATGACTGGAGCGGCGTCTGCGCTCAATTCAGCATCCACTGGATTGATCGTCAAGACCGGCGGTAGCACGATCTCCAGCGTGTCTCTGACGGTCGGTAGTGGCCTTACCATTACCAATGCAGATGGGACCGCAGGGAACCCTCTGATTGGTCTTAGCACGAACTTGCAGAACCTTTCCAGCCTGTCTGGAACGGGATTGATGACTATCAGCGGTAGCACGTTTGGCCAAACGTCGATTACTGGCACCAGTGGTCAGATATCAGTGGCTAACGGTAGCTCTGCGCCTGTAATTAGTCTGGCTACGACTGGGGTATCGGCGGCGACTTACACGTTGCCTACGGTTGTTGTAGACGCTTATGGACGCATCACATCGGCGTCAAATGCCACGACGACTGGTGCCGGGAACGTGGTTTTGTCTGTTGGGCCAACGCTGACTGGGACGCCGACCGCCCCAACTCCTACATTAGGCACCAATAATACTCAAATTGCCACGACTGCTTTTGTTGTTCAATCTGTCAGCGCGGCTGGTGGCGGAACTGTTTCAACGGTATCTGTAGTTACTGCAAATGGGTTTTCTGGATCGGTAGCAAACCAGACTACAACTCCCGCAATCACCCTTGCAACGACCATTACCGGGTTGTTGAAAGGAAGCACGAGCGCAATTGTTGCAGCTACCGCAGGAACAGATTATTTGGCTCCGCCTAGCGGAACGGCGTTATTAAAAGCCAACAGTGGTGGCGCATTAGCAAACGCTGTAGCAGGCACTGATTATCTGGCACCACCCAGTGGGACTGCGCTACTGAAAGCCAATAGTGGCGGAGCACTGGCCAATGCGATATCAGGAACGGATTATGCTCCTGCCACGTCTGGAACCTCGATACTTTATGGAAACGGGTCTGGTGGATTTAGCAACGTAACCATTGGATCTGGACTTAGTTTTTCTACTGGAACTCTGACTTCAACGGGGAGTGGCGGAACGGTGACATCCGTAAGTTTTACGGGTGGAATCATCAGTGTTGGGAATGCAACCACGACGCCTGCCCTGACTGTTGCAGGCACATCCGGCGGCATTCCTTATTTTAGTTCTGGCACAACGTGGGCATCCAGTGCTGTATTAGCATCCAATGCTTTGATGATTGGCGGTGGCGCAGGAGCAACCCCGGCAACAACGACAACGGGTACGGGTGTATTGACTGCATTGGGAAACACAACCAATGCTGCAAGTGGCATTGTTGTCAAAGATGCAAATGCCAATATCACTACAAATCAAATTTTTGAAGGTTACTCGAACGTAGCCGCTGCAGGTACAACTACTACACTTACAGCAGCTTCAGTTCCAAATTATGTCGTTACCGGGTCTGGCGGACAAACGTATCAGTTGCCTGATGCAACTACCCTGCCAAATGGAGCGGATTTTACATTTAACAACAACCAATCTAGCGGAACAATTGTTGTTAACAATAATTCTGGCACCACCATTGTTACTGTTCAATCTGGTTCATTTGTAACTGTCAGCTTATTAAGCAATTCAACAGCAGCAGGTTCTTGGGACAATCATGCAGGCATTCCAGCCGGAACCTCATGGTCTACCAACACATTGAGTACGGGAGCGGCGATCACATCAACGCAAGCCGTCACTGGTAGTAGATTGATTTCGACGGTAGCTACGGGCACAGCACCGCTGACGGTTACCAGCACCACTCAAGTGGCAAACTTGAATGCAGCGACTGCTGGAACGGCTACAAATTCTACAAACGTAGCTCTTTCAGCAGGCACCGGGGCAACCAATTATCTGACGTTTTCGGCGACTGCTACGGGTAACCAACCGTTAACAACCAACACGTTATTGACATACAATTACACCAATAATGCTCTGACTGCAGGCGTTACTGGCGGCACTTTCTAAGGAAGGCAGATGGCACAATCTGGATTTACCCCAATATCGCTGTACTACAGCACAACGGCTTCTGCTGTTCCGGTCAACACTAACTTGGCCAATGGCGAGTTGGCAATTAACATTACCGACGGGAAACTGTATTACAAAAATAACTCTGGGGTAGTTACCCTTCTAGCTTCTAGTGGTACAGCTTCGTTTCCGGGCGCAGGCATTGCCAATTCAACCGGATCGGCATGGGGTACATCTTATTCAACTAGCGGAAGTGGTACAGTCGTTGCGCTTACAACAAGTCCTTCGTTTACCACTCCAGTATTAGGTACGCCAACATCGGGAAACCTTGCCAACTGTACAGCAGACGGTACAAACTCGGTCGGTTACTTAAACATCCCGCAGAATGCCCAAACTGGCAGCTATACGACTGTACTTTCCGATGCGGGTAAGCATATTTACCATGCTTCAGGGGCTGGTGCTGCAACGTACACAATTGCGGCAAACTCTTCTGTTGCGTATGTAATTGGAACAGTGATCTCGTTTGTAAACCTGTCAACAACATCAATCAGCATTGCAATCAATACTGATACCATGTACTTGGGCAACAGCGGAACTACGGGCACCCGGACATTGGCTCAATACGGAGTTGCTAACGCGCTTAAAATCACCAGCACCGCTTGGATCATCACCGGGACTGCTTTGACATGAGTGGCATTCTTAGCGCTTTTGTAGGTGGGGGATATGGATCAAAACCCGGTGCCCCTACGATTGGGACTGCAACTGCGACTGGCTCATCAACTGCAACGGTGGCTTATACAGCCCCTGCAAACAATGGCGGTCTTGTAATTACTAGCTACACGGCAACATCAAGTCCGGGTAGCATCACAGGAACATTGAACCAAGCCGGATCAGGAACAATTACGGTTTCTGGGTTGAGTCCGAGTACGTCTTACACTTTTACCGTAACTGCAACCAATGCCGCTGGAACAGGACCGGCAAGTGCGGCAAGTAATAGCATTACTACCAGTGCGGTTACAGGAGCAACATTTACAAATACCGCCGGAACTTTTTCATTTATTGTTCCTGCTGGAGTCACCTCAATCTCAGCGATTGTTCAATCTGGTGGAGGTTCAGGCGCTTGGGGAGCTTCGGGTGGCGGTGGTGGCGGCGGCGGTGGTGGTGGTTTGGCTTTTTATAACAATTTGACAGTTTCTTCGGGGCAATCCTATAGTTACACCGTTGGAGGAGGTGGTGCTAGGCCAACTGCTTGCAACAATGGAAATGACGGTGGAGACAGTAGATTTAATCTTAATACTTGCGGTTCGCTTTATATATTAGCCGTTCGAGGCGGTGGAGGCGCTACTGCTGCAAACGGCGGTTGCGGAGGTTCGGGTCGAGGCGGTAACTACAGCCCAATTTCTGGTGTTTGTGCTAGTAAATATGGTTCTGGAACCGGAGGAGTTGGAGGAAATAGAACTGGGGGTCTAAGCGGCGGCGGAGGTGGTGCTTCCGGGGGAGGACTTCAAGCCTGCGGAAATTATACTAACAGCGGCGGTATTGGAGGAACTTACACGACTCTAACCGGAAACGGTCGCGCTGCTGCTTGTAGCTCTGGTGGCGCAGGAGGTGGATCAACTGCTAGTGGAGGCGGCGGTGGTGGTGGAACCGCGTTTGGACAATTTGGCAGGGGAGCAACTGGAGGTGCAAATTCAGGCGGCCCTGACGGAACCGGAGGCAGACCGGGTAGTAGCGGATTTGCTGGTTACACGGGCAGTTGCAGCACTTGCCCAACTTTTTCAGGAGCGCGTGGGGGGGATTATGGCGGTGGCGGCGGCGGAGGTAGCAATTCCGTTGGTCCCGGAGGCGCTGGAGCAGGCGGTTATGTAAGGATTATTTACCCCGGAACCACGAGACAGTGGCCTACGACTAATATTCCTTAATTTATTTTTTAAGCAACGGAAAAAAAATGAAATTGTTTATCAAAGTTGTTAACGGGCAAACCGTTGACCATCCTGTTTTTGAGGAAAATTTGCTGCAGGCATTCCCAGACGGAATTCCTAGTGAATACGAACCTTTTGAAAGAATCCAACCAACACAAATTCCAAAGACATATGAAAAATCAATTTGTGAATATGTAAAAAACAACAACGGGGTCTGGAGTGATTCTTGGTCTATTCGAGAAATGACGGACGAAGAAAAGCAAATCAAAACCAACGAGCTAATTGAAAACGCAGAAAGTTATAAAAGATTTCGGTTGACAGTTGCAAACCGAAACGCTGTTGTGGCAATGGCCAACTCTGATTTGGCTGCCCTATCCGCTTGGAATTTGTGTATTGAAAAATTAAAAGCATATTCCGTTATATCGGTAGACCCCCTTATTCCTCCTTTGCCAAAATTACCAATCATGGACGAGTCTGGAAAATGGGTTGAGCCAGAATGAGCGATTCAATTTTTAATATTGAACATTTTGTTTATTTTCCATCAAGCATTTCAACCGTTGATGGGTTTGGTTTTTTAGATTTAGTGAGCGCTGTTGCGAATGAAGAGCTTGAAAAAACAAAAATTCAACATCCAAAGTTAGACGAAATCTACCCAGTACGCATAACAGGAAACTTGGTTGAAAACGCTCGCTTGCAAGAATTTAATGATTTTGTTGCTACATCCGCTTGGCAAGTCTTGACTCATCAAGGCTATGCAACCGAAAACATGGGAATGTTTTTAAGCGAAATATGGGTTCAAGAGCACCACAAGCATTCTTTAATGGAACAACACGTCCATGGCTCAGGATTGCAAATGATTGGATTTTACTTTTTGAATGCGCCAGAGAATTGTTCTAAAGCTATTTTTCACGACCCGCGTCCCGGTAAGGTTCAAACAAACCTTCCAGAAAAAGATGTCTCTCAAGCCACTTTTGGTAGCAACATGGTAAATTTTTCTCCAAAACCGGGAATGTTACTGTTGACCAATTCTTGGCTTCCGCATTCGTTTACTCGTCATGCATCAGAAGAGCCTTTGTTGTTTGTGCATTTGAACCTTGGGGTTCAATTTGGCATTAGACCATCTACGCAGTCGGCAGAAGTTATTTAGACATTTTGGAGATGTTATGAATTACACCCTTCCCATTGAACTTATCAATCAAGTTCTTGGCTATCTTGGTGGCCGACCGTATCAAGAAGTTTTCCAATTAATCAATCTTATTCAAAGCTCGGCCAAGGTTCAAGAAGAACCAAAACCGTCAGAACCTGATCATGTCTAAGCCTGCGACTGCTGCTGAAATTGATGCCAAAATCATGGCGCACATTGATGTGTGCGCGGTTAGGTACGAAGGCATTGAAAAGGAAACCAAGGGTATCCACGCTCGCATCAAGCGTCTGGAACAAATCGTCATCAGCGGATCAGGGGCCATCATTCTGCTGTTGTTGACCATCATCCTAAAGGTTCATTAATGGCCGAGCCAGTGAGCAGCACGGCAGCAGCGAAGGCGGCGGCAGGGATTGGTGGCCTGTTCGGAGGGCTTGCAATACTAACGTTCCTCAAGCCTCACAATTTGCGGGATGCTGCCATTCGAGGTGGAGTAAGCACCGGGTCGGCAATTATTGGGGCCGCTCCGCTTACCAAGTATCTTGGAATGGACCCCCACGATTGGGAATTTGCTTTAACGATGGGCGCTGCTATTGGGTTTTCTTCTTGGTTTGTGTTGTCTGCGGTGGGCAACTATTTCAAGAAACACGAGGGTGAAGACATCATGGAAGTGGTGAAGTCCGTAAAGGACTCCAAGTAATGTACGGTGAAACCTACGGGCTAACGTTTTGGTTGGTTTGGGCGTGGGCATCTCACAATGCCGTGTGGGTCAATGCTGCAGCACACCTGTGTATGTTTAGTGGGATCCTGTGGATGGTGTTCCACAACCCGGACCAGCCTTGGTACTACAAGAACCCTATGTGGTTTGCTGGGTTGGCAAGCCTGTTGTGTTTCATCTCAATTGGGTTTCAGTTTGCGTTTGGCGAAGATTTCCCATTCAGTTACAAAAACATTGGGTTGATAGGCGAAACGGTATTCAACTGTTGCTGGGCGTTTTTCTTTGTATCCTATTTGATACAACAGAGGAAGTAATGGATGTTATTGACCACCTGCTTCGTTTTTGGCCGGTCTTTGCCGGGATGATCACTGTTGTGATTGTTCTGGCTCAACATCATCAACGAACTGCTGTACTGGAAGAAAAAGTAAAAATGTTATTCGACCTGTACAACAAAATGAAAGACAAAAATGGCTGACTTCAATCCAGCTTTTGAAAAAATGCTGCACGATGAAGGCGGCATGAAACTTACCAATATTCCGGGCGACCGAGGGGGAATGACTTATGCTGGAATCGCAAGAAACGCCAATCCTCAATGGGCAGGATGGGCGTTCGTGGATAAGGAAGACTGGGGATTGGCTACTCCATTGGTTCGTGAGTTTTATAAAACTAGTTTCTGGGACCGCATCCGAGGTGACGATATTGCAGTCCAGCCTATTGCAGAAACGATATTCAATTTCAGCGTTAACGCGGGAATTGGAGTTGCAATCAAGCTCGCTCAAGTCATTGTCAACGTCACCCCAGACGGTGCCATCGGACAAAAAACCCTTGAACGACTGAACATTTGCACTGAAACCAATTTTGTTGCGTCTTATGCGCTGGCTAAGATTGGAAGGTACGCAGCCATCTGCAACAAGGATAAAACCCAATCAAAATTCCTGTTGGGTTGGGTCAACCGAACCCTTGAAGGACTTAAATAATGGACTTGCTGGGGATCGGCAACATCATTGAGGGTGTTGGGAAGATTGCCGGTGATTTGATCACCACTGATAAAGAGAAAATGACCCTTGAGTTGGAGGGGCGCAAACTTGATATCGAACAAGCGAAGGTCGAGCAGACAACTGATCTGGCCCAGATTGAGGTCAACAAAATCGAGGCCGCGTCGAGCAGTTTCTTTGTCTCTGGATGGCGTCCTGCTGTGGGTTGGCTTGGTGTACTTGGTCTTGCTTATCAGTACTTGGGTTATCCCCTGATGCAGTGGATTTGGGCGTTTGCACAAGGGATGGACTGGATACCAAAAGGATTACAACCACCTCCGGATCTTGAAACAGAACAGCTTATGGTTTTGCTTTCTGGTCTGCTCGGGTTTGGTGGGATGAGAAGTTTTGAGAAGTCCAAAGGAGTCGCGTCGAAGTAGCAAGTGTAATCGGATTACACCCTTGTGATTCATTGATGTCAGTGGGAAAATGCCTATAAAGATGGGGAAACTATGACGACATTCGCACCCTCTTGGGTAATGACCTATGATTCGCTGACATCAACGGTCCTACAGTATCTTGAACGTACTGACACGGCGGTCGTTAACGCTATTCCTACGTTCATCACGCTTGCTGAATTTGAGATCGCTCAAGAGATCAAGACGCTCGGGCAGCTACAGGTTGTAGGCTCTACCCTTACTGCAGGCAGTCCAACGCTCCAAAAGCCTGCTAGGTGGCGTAAAACGGTATCTATGAACCTGACAACCAGTTCAGGATCTAGGTCGCCGATTCTGCTTCGCAAATACGAGTATCTGGTCAACTATTGGCCAAAAAATTCTAGTACTGGGCAGCCTCTGTACTACGCGGACACTGATTGGGACCATTGGTATCTGGCTCCAACGCCTGACCAAGCGTACACGTTCGAGGTGCTCTACTACGAACGGATCGCTCCGTTAAGCTCGACCAATCAAACCAACTGGTTGACCCAAAACGCTCCGACCGCGATGTTGTTCGGCACGCTCTTGCAGGCGATGCCTTTCTTAAAAAACGATCAGCGAACAATTTTTCAGCAGAAATACACTGAAGCCATTCAATCGCTTAAGACTGAGGACGTGGCTCGCGTCGGTGACCGTCAGTCAATAGCCGTGGACTCATAATATGACTACCTCTTACGTCAATCCGTACACGGGACAGACGGTCAGCCCATCGCAGGTTGGCTACGAAAGTCTCACGATCAGCACTGACACAATCCTTCAGTGGCCAATAAATGGCACCACTGGATATGTCGTTGCCAACATTATCGATGTTGTAGCTACGGCCAGCGGGTTGAATCTTTACCTACCCGTGGCCAGCGCAGTATCGGTTGGTCAAGCGTTCATCATTCGGAACATCGGGACGGTATCTCAGTATTCGTTCACGGTTGTCAATAATGCTGGCACCACGATCATCAATATTCCGGTTGCTCCGACAACCTCGACTGTCAACACTTATTACATTTACCTCACTGACAATTCGACCACTTATGGAACGTGGTCAACAATTGCCATGGGGATTGGTACTTCGGCTGCAAACTCGGCAACTCTTGCCGGGTTGGGTCTGAAGGCAATTACCAATACGTTGAATTCAAACCTTCCAGTAACGACCAATCCATCAACTGGATACACATTTACTGCGTTGGATAGGGCAGCGCTATATGTATGGTCGAGTGGCGCAGGAACCCTAAATTTACCAACCGTGGCCAGTGTTGGTGCCGGGTGGTTTGTAGCCATCAAAAATGATGGAACAGGAATTCTTACGGTTGCTCCGCAAGGTGCAAGTAAAATTGATGGAACGGCAAGTTCGGTTCAGATTCAAATTGCCAACTCAAGCGTGTTTGCAACGGATGGGACCGATTGGTACACCTATGCATTGGCGCAGACAAACGTATTCAACTACACCCAGTTGTTGCTAAGTGTTACTGGCGCTGCATCGACAATTACATTGACTGCGGCACAGGCAAAAAACGTCATCCAAAATTATGCTGGGACGCTTTCTTACAATACAACCATTTATTTGCCGCAAACCGTTCAGTTGTATTCGATTAAAAATTCAACAAGCGGTTCTTATACGTTGAGTTTTGCTGTTTACGGAGTTAGCGGCGGAACAACAATTTCGGTTTCTCAGGGAACCAACGCAATTTTGATTTGTGATGGCACGAACGTATACAGCGGAACGTCGTCCACGCAAAGCTTTGCAACATCCTTGACAGTTGGAAATGGATCTGCAGCGGCACCATCTGTAAACTTCTCTGGTGATTCAACCACCGGGATATTCTTGGCCGCATCTGGTCAACTTGGGTTTGCAGTGGGCGGTGTATCTGCAGGAGCGGTTACAGCAAGTGGACTGTTGCTTACGGTTGGCATCAATAGCGGTACGTTCTGATGACGATTAAAGTCGCAGTACTTCAGGTTGGCGCTGGAATCCAGCGAGATGGTACAGTATTTGCCGCTCCAACTTATGTAGATGGCCAGTGGGTTCGATTCCAGTACGGTCGCCCCAGAAAAATGGGTGGTTATTCTGGTGCATTTTTGAATGCACAGGGAATCAGCCGAGGAATGATTCTTAGTTCTCAAAACGGTCAAACGTGGGTTGTGTCCGGGTTTAACAACGGACTACAGCAATGGACAATCAATAACGATGCTGCAATTGGTACGGGTCCAACACAGATTTATGTGATTGGCTCGATTACAACGTCGTCAATTACGTCTGCTGGTGCCGGGTATGTTGCAGGTACTTATACTGGAGTGGCTCCTGTTACGACCAGTGGTAACGGTACTGGAGCCACCTACACCGTGGTGGTTTCTGGCGGAAAAGTAACGTCAGCCACTTTAACGGCTAGTGGAAACGGATACGGATATGGCGATACGTTCAGCTTTGCAAACTCAGATATTGGTGGGAATTCGCTATCTTCAGTAGCGGTAATCGGAACGGCTGGGCAATTTTCCTGCACTGCTACAACCACCCTTGTGGCTGGTCAAACGGTTATTGTTACGGGTACTTTGACTGGCACGGCAACCGGCGTGTCGTCTGGAACGTACTACGTCATTACTGGCGGAACCACGTCGTTTACGTTGTCGAATACGCTAGGTGGCACAGCAATTACCACGACGGCTGGAACCACCACGGGGCTGACATTTAACCCGGTGAATGCGTTTCAAGGGACTATAAATTCGGTCACATATTACGGTGTGAACGTAGCCCCATCGAGCAATTATTTTCAATCAAGCTCCAGCACTCTTTGGCAGTTTGACTATGGATATGATCCGTCAGGGACTGGAAATAACAATCTGATCGCGCATCCGGGGCAGAATCTTCAATACATCGACAGCACGACCAATACCCGACCGCTGATTGGTCCGTTTACCGGAACTGCTTTGACTCCGGTTGGTGTTTTTACGGCCACCGGGACGACGACCAATGGGTCACCTAACGTCACGTTCTCAAGCATCAATGTGGCCATGGGCGCGGGGGTTAGTGTCAGTGGGACGGGGATACCGTCAAGCACGAAAATTGTTTCGTCGAACTACGTCAGCAATAGCTTCAATCTGGCCGGGGTTGCTGTTACCGGGACCGCAGGCCAATTCTCTTGTAGTGCCACTACGCTTACGTCCGGTCAGGCAATCACGGTCACCGGCACGCTGACAGGCAGCGCCACGGGCATCGCCGCGGGAACCTATTACATCATTGCCACAAACGGAACAACGACCTTCACGTTGTCGAATACATCTGGCGGGTTTGCAATTGTCACGACTGCTGGAACGACCGCTGGGTTGACGTTTACCGCGTTCGTAGCCAGCACATGGACCGTGGTTCTCAGCGCCAATGCGACTGCGTCTGGAACCGTCACATTGACCTTTGACAACAACATCAGCGTGTCTGGTGGTGTTGTGATGTTGTACCCATACTTGTTTGTCTATGGCAACAACGGGTTGATCCAGAACTGTTCTGCGGGAAACTTTAACAACTGGACTTCGGCGGATTCAAACGCCAACAACGTGGCCTCTACGAAGATCGTGAAGGGGCTTCCACTGCGAGGTGGTACTACGTCACCGGCTGGGCTTTTTTGGAGCCTAGACGGCGTTATACGGGTCACCTATGCCCCGCAGGCTGTAGGCACGTCCACAATCTACTGGCGATATGATCTGGTCACACAGCAGTCATCTATCATGTCCAGTTCGTGTGTGATCGAGTACGACGGAATTTATTACTGGGCTGGGGTAGATCGATTCTTGATGTACAACGGCGTTGTTCAAGAAGTGCCCAATACCCAGAATCTAAACTGGTTTTTTGATGGACTCAATACGTCACAACGCCAGAAGGTGTGGGTCAGCAAAATTCCGAGGTGGGGCGAGATCTGGTGGTTCTATCCTCGGGGTAGCGCGACTGAATGCAACGACGCCATCATCTATAACATCAGAGAAAAATGTTGGTATGACGCCGGGTTGGCCGATGGTGCCAATCGATCTGCAGGCACGTTTTCAGAAGTGTTCAAAAAGCCGGTGTGGGCTGGCGACGTGGCCAACTCCACTGGCAACTACACTTTGTGGATTCACGAGCAGGGAACCGATCAGATTTATCTGAACAACGTAAATGCCATCAACTCGTACTTTGAAACGAACGTCATTGGTACGGGCACTGGGCTGGTGGGTACTGCAAGTGGCCTTGGGGATAATTTGTGGACTCGTCTGGAGCGTGTTGAACCTGATTTTGTTCAGTCTGGCCAGATGAGTTTGACGGTCACGGGTAAAGGTTACGCGGATGATGTAGATCGAGCCTCAACGCCCTATGTTTTTGATGCATCCACCCTTAAAATAGACATGAAGGAACAGCGCCGGGAGATGCGGTTGCGGTTCACCAGCAACACCCAAAACGGGAATTACTTCATGGGCCGGGTGGTGATGAGTGTCGATACTGGCGATGTCCGCGGAACGGCAAACCCATGATAACGTATGACCCCAGAGGGATGACGTGGGATCAGTACTGCAAACTGATGGCCGAGTTGTTTGCCGGTAACCAACTGGGGTTTGTCGGCGAGGAAAATTGGCGGCAGTGGGTAGACGGGATGAACGGGATTGGATACTTCGTTCAGTCTGGAAATCCTGACCATCGTCCGTATGAGAACTGGCAAGACTGGGCGATGGCTCTTGCTGGAATAATGTCAATCCAGCCAACACTCAATCCATAAAATGCAACCATCAGAAATCATCAACGCAGACTCGCAACAGAGAGGCTTGGACCCTAAAGCGGTTCTGATTTCTGTACGGCAGATTTTAAAAAACGGTGGGCACTTGCTGCACGCCGGTAACACTGCGTTGTTGCTTCAAAGGATTGGTCCGCAGGTCTTTGCCACTCATCTATTTACGAGTGATCAGCCTATAGCTTTATCACGGGCGATGATTCAATTCTTTCACCAAATTTCAGGTCAAGGAATTCATCGTCTTTATGGGAAGGCGGACAATGTTCAAATTATTCAACTTTTGCAGAATTTGACCAAAGGGGTGAGTGCAACCATGCATCCATCTGACCGTCCCGAATACAACTGGATGATTCAATTATGACTAGTTATTCGGGAAGCGCTGGTAGGCAAAACAAAGGCGCAAAGGTTGTCAGTTCGTACAGCGGTGCTGGTCAGATCGTTAATGGTCAGGGCATTCGTGATTATCACGGCGGCGGAGCAATTGTTCACATTGGTCTGGCTCTGTTGGATGTCGCCACTGGTGGAGCCACGGCGTTTCTTTGTGCTCTTGATGAAGCATCAGATGCTGCGTGTCTGATTGATGCGGCGGCAAACTCGTTTGAAGCCATTGATAATGTAACTGGTCTTCCTTCTGAAGTAGCAAGCACATTTACTCCCGGCGACTTTATTGCCAATCCATGTTGTGCTTTTAGTTTTGGATGCGATGCAAGGGCTGGGCTGTCTTGTGCTAGTCAGGTAGGTTCTTCAACGAACGCAGCTGATGGCGCGAGCACAATTGGATGTGATGCCAGAGCAGGGATGACTTGCACTGTTAATGGCGGTTTATCTACTTGCACCGTTACTGGCGGTTCTGCAGCTTGCACTGTAAACGGTGGATTGCCGTCGTCTTGTACAGTGGGTGGTGGGGCTGCGGCTTGCACCTTGTCGGGGGGATCGGTTAATTGCACCCTGTCTGGCGGTGCCGGGAATGACACTTTCAACTGTGACACAGTTGATTCTGGATCTAAATGTGACACGCTAAAAGGCGGATCCGAATCTTGCACGTTGCAGGGCGGCTCTGGAAACGACACTCTTTGCGCGTGCTGCACTAACTGTTGCTGTGATTGTTGCAACTGTGATTGCTGTAAATGCGATTGCTGTAACTGCGATTGTTGTAACTGTGACTGCTGTAAATGCTGCTGTGATTGTTGCAATTGCGACTGCTGCAACTGCGACTGCTGTAACTGTGACTGCTGTAATTGCTGCTGTGATTGTTGTAATTGCGACTGTTGCAATTGCTGTTGCGATTGCTGTAACTGCGATTGCTGCAATTGTTGTTGTGACTGCTGTAATTGCTGTGACTGTTGCAACTGTGATTGCTGTTGTTGTGATTGCTGTTGCGACTGCTGCTGTTGCGACTGTTGCTGCTGTGATTGCTGCTGCTCTGATTGCAAATGCAAATCGCACAAGTGCAAGTCCAAAAAATGCAAGACCAACTGCAAACCTGCAAAAGCCGGTTCAACGACGACTAATATCAATCAACCCGCACAAACTTTTTTATGCGGAAAGGCAGATGTTTTGACCAATCGCGGCGGAAATTACAGTGCTGATCAACTTCAAGGATTGAAGCAGATCGGAACTGAGGCTCTTCCAACTGCTCCCAATATGGGAGGTCTTGGTTTTGCGGAAGCAGGAACGGTAAAAGCAGATGTGACGCAACAACCATCGAAGGTTGAAAGTCTGAACGATTTGACAAAGCTTTCTGATCCGTTTAACGACAAAGCATTTTGCACTGCTCAGTTCAATGCTAAATATGTAGAGGCTCCACCAGAGATGTTGCACAACACTGGCGTTGGAAATAAAGCGCCCGGATTGTCGTCATTGAAGCAAATCCACCAGTCAATTGTTGGTCACGCTGAAGGTGGTCTGCCGCATAAGTATGCAGCGGCAGCACCCAAGGGGCATAAACCAGAGTTTGTGACCGGGTTGACCGGGTACTACGCTTGTGGTGGCGGCACGGGACAGTCGGATGATATTCCGGCAATGCTGCATGACGGAGATTACGTCATGGATGCTGAGACAGTGTCTGCGCTTGGTGACGGTTCCAGCAAAGCAGGTATGCACGTTTTGGAAGGTTTCCGTAAACAGATACCTCATAAAGCTGGCGGAGGGTCAAACCCGGTTCCGGCCAAAATCGCTGATGGAGAGTATGTGTTCCCGGCTGCGTTTGTCACTTCCCTCGGCGGAGGTAACAATAAGAAGGGTGCAGAAATTCTTGACGGTTTACGAGAAAAGTTGCGAGCACATAAGCGAGGCGCTCCATTGGATTCAATCCCACCAAAAGCAAAATCCCCGATTGACTACATCAAAAAGGGTGGTAAGTAAAAATGCCTAATAGTCTTACTCAGTCGTCGCAAACTAAATCGACGTGCGCCCCGCAGTACTACAACGATTACCTGCAAGGGATCGTTCAAAAGGGTCAACAGGCAGAATGTAAAGCTCAGTATGTTGGAGCCACGCCTCTCCAACAGAAAGCTTTTACGGACATCTGTAAGACCGCTGGAGCGCAAGCGCCAAATTATGCGACTGCTCAAGGATATGTTGGGTGCGCTGCAGGAAAAGACATTTCTGGTGCCGCCACTCCATTCCTGACTGCCGCAACCTCGGCAAGTCCATTGTGCGCGGCCAAGCCACTAATTTGCCAATCTTCCAATCTAAATTTAGGTGAAGTCGCTGGGCAGTACATGAACCCATTTATCAGATCTGCCGTACAGCAGATGTCGGATATTGGGCAGCGGAACATTATGCAGAACATTGACCCGGCAGCAATGGCCGGGTTGGTTGGTTCTGGGCAGTTTGGCTCGCAACGCGGTGCCCAAGTTATGGGGCAAGTTAACGCAAACGCAGAGCAGGATCTGAATAGTCAGATTGCCAATATGCTTTCGTCCGGGTACGGGCAAGCATTACAGGCCGCTGGAACCAAACAAGGTGCTTTGACCAACCTTGCAAACACCACGGCAACGGCGCAGCAGGCACAAAATGCTGCGGAAAATACTGCGGCTACCACGGCTGCAAATGCTGCTGCAGCGTGCGCTACGGCGAAGGAACGAGCGGGTCTAGCAGCAGGCACGTTGGCCGGTCAAGCGGCGGCAACCAACATCAATTGCATTAATGCGCTGGCTACGCTTGGCGCTCAGTGTCAGACCATTAAACAAAACGCCCAGTGTTACGACTTCAACAAGCTTTCAAAAGAAGCTGCGTTGATGCAAGGCGTCAGTGTTCCGACATCAACCAAGACGACGATGTGTATGTCTCCGTTGTCTACGGCGGCATCTCTGGCATCGATTGCAAAAGGTGTGGCCTGTAGCAAGGGGTTGTCTTGTGCGTTATGTAAAGCGTGGTGCAAAGTTTCTAGCATTTTTGGATGTCATGCCAGAGGCGGTCTGATTACGGCAGGCGGTGCCGTGGGTTGCCGATCTACTCGTAATCTTGGCGGTCTACCGCGTGGGGGAAGATAATGGCCGAGAAACAGGATTATTCAGCCGCGCTAGGTGGACTTGATAACTCTAAGCTTCCACTCTATGGGCGCGGTGATAAGGATCTCGAAGAGCTTCAGAAAGCTCGGGAAGACGCCCTATCCGCGCTCCAGAAGCGATATGAGCAACCCAACTGGTTCAAGGTAGCGGCAGGGTTTGCCAAGCCGCAGCTAGGCGGTTTTGCGGCGTCTCTGGGTAGTGCTGCCGAGGCGCTCGGGGAGAATGTCGAGCAACAGCGTGCCCAAGAACTTCCGATTGCTCAGATGAAGCTGGCGATCAAGCAGGGCAATATGCTGCTGAAGTCTCAAGCAGATGTGGCTGATGACATCAAGAAGTGGCGAGAGTCGCACCCCGGTCAAACGCCATCGGCTCAACTGGTTGGTGAGTGGGCTGCACGCGCACCTGAGTCGAACACGGTTAAGTCTCTGCAGGAAGAACTGAATTTTCAGCAAAAACAAGCACAGCAGACATTGGAGCGCATCAACCACAAGAGGGCTGCGAATATTCCGTTGGATGAGCAGGATCGAGCATTCCTTGCTCAGAAACCTGAAGGCCAGCCACGGGCAGAAAGGCCACAAGAGGCTCCTGCAATTCCGTCCGGACCTGCCGCGACTTCTGCGATAACCCCGCCCAAGCTTGCGATGGAACCAGTCAATGTCACTGAACCATCAAAACCTGAAGTAAAACAGGAAGAAAAAGCATCAGCCGTGCTTCCTAGTGGGGCACGGGTTAACAAGGATGTTCTTGGTTTGCATCAGCAGGGTATTCCGATCATCAGTAACATCCGGACCCAAAAAGAACAAGATGCGCTCAAGCACCATCAAGATGAAAATGGCAACTGGTACACCAAAGAAGGCCGACCAGTATCGGATGTTACAAAGCATTTGACTGGTGATGCGATTGATCTTGATCCAAAGAAAAATCTCAACGCGGAGCAACGAAAGCTACTCGAAGAAAATGGATGGAAGCAGCCCAACCCCAAGGGAGATGCGAACCACTGGGAGCGTGTGAAGCCAGCCAAACTTGCAGAGGCCAAGCCTGCACAAGTAAAACTCGATGAAAATAAACCGCCCCAGTTTTATCCGCCGAGTTTGAAGAAGCCAGACATTACCGGACTTGGTCCGGACGATGTGGCCATGAGAACTGCTGGGTACAAGAAAAGCGCAGAAGTGATGGAGACTCCTTACGCGGAAAAAATGGCCAGCTTGGCTCCTCTTGTTTCTGGGAATGACTATACCCGTGTCAAAAATTCATACGACACTGCGATTGGAATGATTGAGAACAACCAAGATATGGCAAAAAAAGTTTTTGCCATGTTGCGTCAAGATCCAATCAAGGCTGCTCTTAACGAAGGTATCGGTGTTCATGCCGGGTCGATCACGGCCAACATTAACTTACCTGTCAAGGCGTTTTTAGATGCCGGTCTAAGCGAAAGAGAAAAGCACTACGCAGATAAATTGTTTAGTTCTTTGGTGAACATTGCAACGGCCAACTTACGAGCGCAAGGCGTATCAATGGGCAAGGTGCCGCAGCAGGAATACATGAAGGCAATGTCTGGGTTTGTGAACCCGGATCTGACTGCTCCTGCTGCTTTGAATATGCTTCATCACAGCCGTGCTGATTTTGATCAGAGCAAAGAGTATTACGACATTGTCATGAAGGAAATGAGGGACAAAGTCGATATGTCACACACTTCGACTCCATACTCAGACATTCATCATAATTCGTCCGACTTGGCCAAGATTCACAAGAAGTACTCTGCGATTCACAAACGATATGATGATGACTATCAGAATGCGTTAAGACCGCAAGGAAACAAACCATGACCGATCAAGAAAAGGAAGATCAAGAGGCCGCTGAAGCTGCTAACGAGTATTTTCGGGAACAACATCCTCATCACGCTGAAAACAACAAGAATGTTTATTCCGGAATGTCTTTTGAAGACAAAAAGGAAGAGCCAAAAAAAGAACCTGCTCCTGACTGGATGGTGCCTGCGGGTGCCGCAACTGGCGCTGCTGCAGTTCACACCGATGCACTTCGTCGTTTTCTAAGTGGAGTTGCAAAGCCAGCCGAATCAGTCTACGCGCCGGTAAATGTTCAACCGCGGTACAGTGCTCCTCGCGCAGAACCAGCAATGGGTGGGCTTAGTTCTGTCGAGTTCGAGAGCAATGTTGACAAGATCATGCATAGCTTGAGGGGCGAAGGGCAACCCAGCGGTGAACAGAAGCGTAAAGGTGCCAACTGGAAGACCAACCGGGAAGCTCTGGCAACTGAGCACAATCTGAAACAACCCGGCGCTGGGCAGGCAATCGTGAATGCCGGTGAAATGGCTCCAACACGAGGTGGCCTTGCAGTTCCAGAACACGTCGCATATGAGATCGAGGAAGAGGAATTGCGGCGTCGGGCAGTAGAGCAGGCAAGGCGCGAGGAAGCTGCAGCGTTAGCTAAAGCACAAGCAGAGGCCAGATCTGCCGAGACGGCACAAATGAGAGCGGCTGCCGAGGCGAAAGCTGCTCAACAAGGGAAAGCACTTGGTGTTCTCAAAGGTGCGGCCAAGGTTGGTTTAGGCGCTCTTGGCGGAGCGTTTGCAGGCAAAGACTTTTACGATGCCTACCAAGAGTACAAGGCCAAAGGGTACAGCGACGAAATGATTTCCAAGCTTCTATCTGGAGCAGGTGGAACCTTAATGATGGTTCCAACTCCATTCACTGAAGTTGGAGGGGCTGCTTTAATGGGGGCTGGGATGGCGTATCCCCACGTTGCGAAACGCCTACGGCAGTAAACCAGACGTACAGCATCGCCACAAGTACAAACAGAAACCAGTATTTCACGATCTCTCCTCGGTATTTCCCCCGGCTGGTGCCGGGGGTTTTTTTCACTTGAGCTTGGGTCTGATTTCTTTGATTTTTGTGGCCACCAAGTGGTTGTACTCTTGGGCAATGGACACGCAGGTTTCAAGCTCTTTCGCTTCTATTCTTGGTTTGGCCTTCTCGATGAAAAGGTTGGCCAACTTGAATAGATCCTCTTCGAGAAAGTTGTAGTTCTCGATGAGGTGAGCCTCGCGGAATACCTCGTTAACTTCATCCTTTGTCAGCATACTGATCTCCAAAATCGTGTTTCAATTTCCACAGTTTCAATAGGCACTGGAACATTTCCCAGCCTTTTCGTAGCTTCTCTTCCGGCCACTCAAAGACAACAACCAGACCCGGATGAGTCACCGATGCGAAGACGTTAGCGCACCGGGCATGAGACAAGTTAAGACCATGCCGGTAGGCAGCTAACTGCATCAGGTTCTCGTCATAGGCGTTGATTTCATCGTCGGGGCCAAATTCCTTGGTCTTGGCATCAACGACAATCCCGACCGGCGCTGTTTCACTTTGGACGCAGTGCAGGTCAACTTTGCCGCCGTACCCCATGGGGCTGGCAAACGACTTCTCAACTTTCCATTCCTCGAACGGATGGGTTCCAAAATGATCAAACACGCTTTCTTCAAAAGCTTTCGCAATTTCGACGTGTTCGACCTTACGGTTACCGGAGTACCATTTTTCAATCGACTCATGAACTCTGGTTCCCCGCTCTGCTGCGCTTTTTCCTGTTTCTTTTGAGTCCGCCTTAATACGAGCGATCAGGGACTTCTCAGTCTCGTTAGGGGTCCGCGGCAGGGTCAGAGCAGCGAGAAGCATTTGTTCGAGCTTCCACTCCTCCAGACCCGGTTTGTGCAGCAGTCTGTTGATCGTGGTGACCGATGGCACCAGATTCATCTTGCGTGCATCACGCAGCGTTGTAGGGCGGTTTGAACCGTCTTTAGCCAGCACGGTGTACTGAGGGGAGCCATCCCCCCCGTACCAATGAGCCGAGTCGAACGATCTTGCGATGATGGTGGTCATGCAGCCTTTCTCCCCGGACGTTTCTTCGGAGTCCCATCCAGTTTGTAACCGTAGGGAGCCTCAAGGCTGAAAGCTGCACAATCCAAAATTTCAACCAGCATTTCTTCATCCACAGAAGCTTCATACAGGCGCTGGGCCATCAAATAACCTTCTAGCACCCAGATCTGGCGTATGGCGTCTTCGCGTGAAAACTGTCGGCCAAGTTGCAGATCGAAGGATGAAGGATCAACGCAAGCACTCATGCCCTTGATGGTGTAACCGTTTTCCAAAGTCAGGATACACAGCGTGCTGCGCCCATCTGGCAGAACCAGATAGGACTCGTCTGCAATTTTGGATTCAATAAGTTCGATAGTGACCTTGTTCATTTTTTTTCCTCAAAAAGGGATATCAGAATCTTCGTCTTCGTCCACCCTAATTAGGGTGTTTTTTTGTGGCTTGCCAATCTTCTCCCATTCAGGCGACGAAGAGATCTTGGCCTTCAGATTGTCACTGAACGTCTCGAACAGCGTCAGATCAGGTTCCTGAAGGTTGAAGATCTCGTTCGCATTGATGGCCTGCGGTAGGCCGTTCTGTTTGATAATGGCAGGGACTGGTGTCACGCCTTTGGCGTTCGAGTAGATGTTCCCGTTGTTTCCCTCACTTTCGATGATGTTCAACATACACCACGCGCCTAGAACATTTTTGAGATCGAACCGGCGCATTTCCTCCTGCGTGAATGGCTTCCCACGCCACGACTGAAGGTCGAGTCGAAGGTTGGCTTTCTCAGACCACGAGAGGGTGTAGTTCTTGAAGATGGCAAACGAGCGACCGTCCATCATCTGCAATGGCTGTCCACTGTCGTCTGTACCATGAATCTCCCAGCCAATCATGATTTTGTGCTGGTACTTCACCTGACCCATGTACTCGCTTTTCTGCGTGCCCAGATCGATAATCCGATAGCATCGAGCGAGGTGCAAACCGGGTGGGCAACGCTCAAACTGACCACCACTTTCAACGATAAAACTCATGGTTTTTCCTTAAAAAACGTCTACTTAGACTGAATCCGGTCAGATGACCGTGAACGAAGTATAGCACAAATCAAATTCTGTGTTAGACTGTGATCACAGAACGAGGTGACCATGACGCTACACGACTACTTCACAGAAGAGCCTTACGGGGCAAAAAAGGAGATGGCTGACTATCTAGACATCACACCAACGTGGCTTGGGCTGTTGATCCGCAAGGCGCGGCGTCCATCTGCAGAGCTTGCGAAACGGATTGAAAAAGCTACGCAGGGGTTGGTTCCTGCGTCAGAATTGCGGCCCGACTTGTTTAACTAAAGGAAGACGATGAAAGTTCAGATTGATTCGATACGGATTGATGGTGGCACGCAGTGCCGGGTAGTGATCGACCAGCCTACGGTCTATCAGTACGTTGAGGCCATGAAGGAGGGAGACGAATTTCCCCTAATTGAGACAGTGTTTGATGGGTCTACTCACTGGTTGACTGACGGGTTCCATCGTTATCACGCGATGAAGCTGATCGGCATCAAGCAGGTTGATGTTAAGCACACACAAGGTACGCAGCGTGACGCTCAGATCGCTGCTTTGTTTGCCAATGCTAAACATGGTAAGCCACTGACCAACGAGGACAAACGCAACAAGGTCAAGATGGCGTTGGAAATTGACGGGTTTGACGACAAGTCCGACCGGGAGATCGCCACGCTATGTGGTGTGTCTGCGCCCTTTGTTGCTTCGATTCGCAACCCGAAAGTTAAAGAGAAGCAGGATCAGAACCGCGAAAAGAGCATCAAGGCGAAGGTTGAAAAGGATCAAGGGTGTAATCCGATTACACTCAAAGAGACGATTCGGGAGCCAGAGGAAGGTTGCAACCCTGATGATGAGGAAATTTTGGCGTCTGAATTGGCGATGCAGGCCGATCAAGATGCGATGTACAAGCTTCTGGAATCGGACGATGCCCTGAAGACCGCCTACGACGAGATCAAGCGATTGAACCTAGTTAAGGCCGGTCTAGAGGCAAGGATCGCTGGTTTAATGAACGAGAAGAACGAAGCGATCAAGATGGTCAAGAGTCTTCAATCTCAGTTGGATAAACGTAAAAAATGACACAAACCCTAGCGCACAGTGAGCGTGATGATGGATTCCCGGCCCCAAGAAAATTTCAGATCGATGCACATGAAGCTCTCAGGCAGGGGGTCAGAGATGGTCACAAGAATCAGATCATCATGGCCCCCACCGGGGCAGGTAAGACGTATCTTGGTCTGAGGATTTGCAACGAGGCAATAAACAAGGGTAAGCGTGCGGTTTTCCTGTGCGACCGCACCACCCTCATCAATCAGACATCTGATGTGGCTGATCGCTACGGGATGACCGATCACGGCATCATTCAAGCGAAACACTGGCGTCGTCGGCCAGAAGCGCCCCTACAGATCGCCAGCGTCCAAACTATCGCCAAGCGCGAGTTCTGGCCACAGATGGATGTATTGGTTGTGGACGAGGCTCACACGACGTACAAGGCGTGGACCGAATTTGCGTTGGCCACGAACGCTGTGGTGATTGGTCTGTCGGCCACGCCGTTCACAACCGGACTTGGAAAGATTTTCACCAACATCGTGAACGCGACAACCATGCATGAGTTGGTCGGACTTGGGGTGTTGGTCCCGATGCGGGTTTTTTCCTGCCACAAGCCAGACATGGAAGGCGCTGAAATCAAGAACGGTGAGTGGACCGACCGGGCCGCGGAAGAGCGTGGTTTGGCCATCGTCGGGGATGTGGTCGCGGACTGGCACAAGTTCGGTGATAACCGAAAGACAATTGTGTTCGGAGCCACGATCAAGCACTGCGAGGAGCTATGTCGTCAGTTCATCGAGTCTGGCGTAATGGCTGCGCTGTTTACCTCAGAAACGGATGCCAAAGAGCGCCAGATCCTTTTGGAGGAGTACCGCAAGCCTGACGGCCACCTGAAGGTTCTGATCAGCGTAGAGGCGCTTGCAAAGGGTTTTGACGTGCCTGATGTGGGTTGTATCTGCGATGCGCGGCCATTGCGGAAGTCGTTATCGACGGCAATCCAGATGTGGGGCCGAGGGTTGCGCTCGTCGCCAGACACAGACAAAAAGGATTGTCACCTGCTGGATTTTTCGGGGAACATTGTTCGTTTCTTTGAGGACTTCAACGACGTTTACTTCAACGGGTTGGCTTCGTTGGATGACGGTGACAAGCTGGACAAAAAGGTTCGGGAAAAGGAAGAGTTCCCTGAGAAAAATTGTCCCAAGTGCGGGTATAAACCTTTTCATAAGCGTTGTATGTCTTGCGGCCATGAGAGCGTGAGCAGACAGATGACCGAGGCGTTACCCGGCAATATGCAGGAGATCTTCATTGGGGAGGGTGGTGAAAAGAAAAAGCTGGCAGACGATTCACGCCACCTGTGGCGGCAACTTTGTGCCTACGCGGCGATTCACAGCAAGCCAGAGACGATGAAGGGACGAGCTTGGCATTTGTTTAAAACCATCACCGGGCAGACAACGAATTGGCAGTTCGACCATACTCCGACCGAGATCACGACGAACACATGGAACAAGATCAAGCAGTTAAACATAGCCTACAAAAAAGGGAGGGCGCAGGCATGAAGAACGAAGCGTGGCGTAAATGGTGGGCGATCCTGCATGGGAATCAAACACCGGCAGGTAAGTACAACCCACTGGAAGAGCATATGTGGGAAGCATGGTCAGCGGCATGGGATGCTTGCTGTAATCAGAATTGCAACGAGGGAAGAGAATGTCCACAGAGAAAGTCAAGCCAGTTTGTCAACAGTGCCGAATTAATCCGGGATCAGTCAAAGTCCCAACCTTGAAAGGAAACAACTTTAGGTGGAAGTGCATTACTTGTCACGAAAGGAAGGGACAAAGTGGATTTAAAGACAAAGCAATCGGATGAAGCCGACGCATTGGCTGTTGCTTATTCCAGCGGGTTTGTTGAAGGAAAGAAGCGACGGCCTTGGGTGGGGCTGACCGACGTAGATGTGATCAAGATCATGAAGGAAAACAAGGAGGCGTTTGAAGACGCATCAAGGGTGTACTACACGAGGATGATCGTCAGGACCGCTGAAAAACACTTGAGGGAGAAAAACAATGGATAGAGAAGAGATCATCCGCATGGCGCGGGAGGCTGGGATTCCGGGGGCGTGGGACTTGAATTGGTTTGACCCATATCTTGATAGCTTCGCCGCCCTTGTTGCCGCGCATGAGCGGGAGGAATGCGCCAAGGTTTGTGATGATGCAAGAGATAATTCAAGCAACCCCGCTCATACCGTATGCATTAACTTGGCACATCGCATTCGCGCAAGGGGAACGAAATGAAATGGAAAACCGAAAGGCCAAATCGCAATCAATTGTGGGGCATGAGTCCAAGTCAGTTTAAGACAATGCTCAAACGGAAAGGTTACAAAGTTGACCGTGATTTTTTCAAGCAGGCTGCTGTTGCACACAAAAACAACAGGGCGTATCGGTTTAGGTATTGGTCTTTTCCAGAGTTTTTTGTTGACGTTTCCTGCCCGTTAAATGAATTTGACCGATGGGCAAATAGCACTGACCGCGTTTTAACCTTTAACGATTGGATTGAATTATGACCGACCGCGAACTAATGCAACAGGCGCTGGAAAATATTTGCGGTGCGAAACTGTGCGAAATCAACAGCATGAGTAGCCGTAACGAAATGATTCGCCTGTTGGATAAATCCATCACCGCCCTGCGCGATAGGCTGGCGCAGCCAGAGCAGGATCCGTTTGAATATTGGAACGCCGTCGAGGGCTGGGTAAAGATTGACGAAGTGCGTGAACACTTTAAGTCTGTCAATTGCGGAACTATTTACAAAAAACCCGGAGAAGGCCGGGTTCCCCTTTACGCCGCCCCACCACAGCGCCCGTGGGTCGGGCTGACGGATGAGGACAGACAAGCATTGGCGGCAGAGCAACACAGTTGGGAATGCTTATGTTCTGCGGTTGAGGCAAAACTTAAGGAGAAGAACACATGAACTGGTTTCCTGAACACAAATGCGGGTTGTATTTGAACCACAATGAACATCGAGACGTATATGAAACGGTTGAAGAATATTATGAAGCCGAAGACTTTATCTCCCCCGAGGAAAGGAACAAAGCCATAGCAGAGGACAACGTATGGGTTTTGCAGTGGTATCCCAACACACCTATCGGGTTTAACCGCATGGCCGCTTCTACATTGGAGGCCATCAAAGCCAAACTCAAGGAGAAGAACGCGTGAAAACGATAGTCTGTATTTTTGTTTGGCTGCTAGTGCCAGTCGCTTTCGTTTCGGTTTGTTATGACGTAGCAAAAGAGTTTGTTGAACAAAAACTCAGTACCATGCTCAAGGAGAAGAACACATGAGAACTAAACAAGAAATTAAACACGAACTTCTAGAATTGTACGGTGCAAACGAAGCTTTAGGCTTGGTGGCAAATATGATTCATGAGGAATGCATGGAAAAGATGAAACGGATGTTTATGTTGAATCAAATGCTTAAAGAGATGGATGATGAGGAGAAGAGCACATGATAGTTAACGGAAAAATTGTCCCAGATTGGGATAAGTCAAAAATATCAACAGGTTACCAACGTCCTGCTCAATTTAAAATGGTGACTTGGGATATGGGCCGGTTGCAAGGCTGGTTGTTAGGTCAGAACAAGTTAAAGCGTTCGTTTTTTGAAAGGATTATTCGATGAAACTCGTAATTGCTGAAGGTGCTTTTGATTCGTTTGAGGGCACGCAGGAGGAATTGGATGCATTGATCGCCAAGATTCAAGAGATGATCAATCAACCTGATTTTGAATCTAAAAGCACGCCGCTAACTGAAGAGGAAAGTCAGGTTATATTGCGTCGTCACCACAATTTAAGATCATGAGTGATGACAAACCTTTCATTATTTCTTTTAAAGAGCCATATCTCAGTGACTGGGATATGAGGAAAGCGAAACATAGTGAAGTGACAAAAATTATCAACGTCGCCGGAGTAGACGAAGAACGAAAAATGAAACTAGTGAAAGTCCGGATTCACAACAACATTTTCAAGGCGTATGTTGATTGTGTGACGGGTAGCTTGTATATCCCCAAAACCGGGGTTTGTTTGTCGAGCACACAACTATTCATGAGGTGATATGGACTTCATCGATTTTGCGAGGAGCCATGGGTTACAGATCACGGCCCTGTACCCATCGGAAAAAATCAAACGCTGCGGGACCACACTGAAGCCGCGGTCGGACAATGGCGCGTATTTTTGGGATGGGACTCGGGGATGGATCATGGACTGGTCGGGAGAGGCCAAGGTGGTCTGGTACTCAGATTCCAAACCATGGACAGAGGCAGACAAGCAGGCATGGCGCGACCGCAGACGCGCTCAATCCACTGAGCAGAGCAAACGGTACGAGGAGGCCGGTAAACGGGCGCAGGAGACGCTACAGCGTGCCCAGATGGCCGATCACAACTACTTCGAGTACAAGGGTCTGAAAGGGACTCAGGGGCTGGTGATTGGTGATGCATTGTTGATCCCGATGAGGAATGTTCACACGAACGCTTTGCAGGGCTACCAGCGAATCGTGTGGGTTCCGCATGAGTTGAAGTACGAAAAGAAGATGCTGCCGGGTATGAGGGCGCGTCATGCGGTTCACTACCTCGGTGGCCGATCCAGCGAGTACTGGTTGGTGGAAGGATACGTTACCGGGTTAAGTCTTCACGCTGCCCTAAGAAGCTGCGGGTCGAAGGCATCGGTGATTGTGTGCTTCTCGGCGAACAACTTGATTCAGGTGGCCGGTCAGTTGAATGGTCAGGTCTTTGTGTTTGCGGACAACGACAAGTCGCAGACCGGGCAACAGGCTGCAGAGCAGACCGGACGACCTTGGACCATGGCGGACGAGGAAGGATTCGACGCCAATGATTTACACGTTAAAAGCGGGTTGTTTGCGGTGGTGAAAAAAATCATGGAACTGAAGAAAAAGCACTTGACGGAGGTATCAAGGGCCGCTTAAAGTCCGCACATCGATGGCTGGAACCCATTGAGAAAGAGCAGTTAAGCCTGATCCCGACCCCGGAAGGGGTGCCTCAGAAGCCACAAGTTTCTGGGTGGTTCCACCGGGGTCAGACTTAACTGCTCTTTTTTTTATCCCGCTGAGTTGGACGCGCACTGGCAGTAGCGACTCAGGGACACCCCTACTACGGGAAAGATGCTGAGACAGGGGAAAGGGTGGCGAAGATAGCGCCCTTGCATCGAACGGCTGTCGGGTCATGTGGCTCCGAGGAGAACATGAGAAGGCAGATCTAGGAGGGCTAGGTCTGTCCACCAAAGAGAACAGTGAAGAGAAGTGATTGAAAGTAATTGACAGTAATTGGGCCGAGCGCCCATTTTTTTTTACTGAAACCCAAACTTTGTGTTAGACTGTGGTGATCAAAGGAGAGATCATGTCGGACACACTTGAGGAATTTCACTACTTCACGTCGCCGGTTTACGCGGTCAAGAAACCTGAGTTTCTGGACGTTCTGAGGGCTGTGTCGGCCAAGTACTTGGCGAAATCCAAGGCCAGAAAGAAAACGACCAAGCCGATCACGGTGATGACGGGGAATTTTGCGACTGATCCCGCGGTGGCTGCGTTTGCCCAGTATGTCTCGCAGAGCAGTTGGAACATTCTGAACGCGCAGGGATATGCGGCGGACGACGTGGTGACGTACTTCAAAGAGATGTGGTGTCAGGAACATAATTTTATGAGCCATCTTGATCCGCACTTCCATGGGGAGGGTGCCCAGATGGCTGCGTTTTATTTTCTGGATGTGCCGATCAAGAGTGCGAAGCTTTTGATCCATGATCCGCGGGATGCCAAGATCATGGCGTCGTTGCCTGAGAAGAATCCCAAAGTTGTGTCGCCTGCCGCGCACAAGGTTGTCCTGACGCCGCAGGAGGGTACTCTGGTGATATTCAATTCGTGGATGACGCACTCGATTTCCCGGCATCTGAACCGAGAGAAATCGATGCGGTTCATCCACATGAACCTTGGCGTTGCTCCCGCGGTGAAGCAGCGCAAAACCGTCAAAGAGCCATCAGTGGAGATCATATGAAGTTTCGGATTCGATTCAATAAGTCTCGCGGTCAAGAGGGTCGAGGAACGGTTGATCACGTCTGGAGAGTGTTCGCCGATGAAAAAGAGTACTTGGCCAAACACGTTGTGTTGGAGGTCAAGTCGAGAAGTGAGAAGCAGGAAGGATCGGAGGATTGGAACATCACCTGCGAGGGCGAAATGAGCATTGACCGTGCGACTTCGACGATTACGATTGGGGAGGTGTATGACGCGGTACTTAAATGAAGAGGAGTTCAACAAAGCGTGGGAAACCCATCTCCGGCGCAGGAATGCGTTTATTCGAGAGGGTCTAGATGAAGTAGATGCGTGGAATCTGTCGGAGCAGATGTTCGACCGAGACATGGAGATCGAGGGGAACGATCTGCAGGGTGGCCAGTTGAGAGTGTGTTTTGAGTGCAAGAACTACAAGAAAGGTCTATGTCAGGCGATCAGGAATTCGAAGGGTGATCCTACGGTGCCCAACAAGTTTGTCTTACAAAAATGTGATTTTTTTATGCTGAGGGGAAGCAAATGATTTTAGGGATTGATCCCGGCGCATCCGGGGCGCTGGTGCTACTGAATGTTGATGGCACGCCCATTGAATGGATGCGGATGCCGACCATGATCGTGGGGCGCTCCACGCGGGTGAACGCGGCAGCGTTAGCGAGGTTTCTCGATGACTACCACATCAAGACCGCGTATCTGGAGAACGTCCACTCGATGCCGAAGCAGGGTGTTGCTTCGTCATTCAATTTTGGGCACGCCTGCGGGGTCATAGAAGGCGTTCTAGGCGCGTTAGTCATCCCGGTGAGGCTAGTGACCCCACAGAAGTGGAAACGCGCTGCAGGGCTGATTGGGGCCGATAAGGACGCATCCAGAGTAAAGGCCATTCAAGTGTGGCCATTCTGGTCTGAGTTGGACAAGATCGGTGAGGGGCAGGCGTATGCCGATGCCGCGTTGATTGCGAGGTTCGGCGATGCATGACATCAACGCAGCCGTCGATTATCTGTATACCCACGGGCGCAAGTACGCCGAGGCGAAGGCCCATCGGGTGTATCTCGAAGAATATCGAAAGTCGCAAAAAGCGATGCTGATGAAGCAGGCCATGACATCGGGCGTTGCGAAGACTGCGGTGGCCGCGGAGATCGAAGCGTATTCCGATCCGGTGTACATCGAGGTGCTAAAGGGTCTAGAAGCGTCTGTAGAGGCCGAGGAAGCCCTGCGATGGGGTTTGGTATCGGCACAGGCAAGAATCGACGTATGGCGCTCTACAGAGGCGTCCAACCGGGTTATGGATAAGGCGGTGGCATGAACGGGAAATACTCGCAGGCGGAGCGTGACTGGGTGCAGAAAGTGAAAGAGCTGCCGTGCTCTGTCTGTGCCCAGCCGGGTCCAAGCGATGCACACCACATCAAGCAGGGGCTGCACTACACGGTAGTGGCCCTGTGCAAGTCCTGCCACCAAGGCTCGAAGATGGGCTGGCACGGCGAGAAAGTGGCGTGGCGTCTGGCTAAGATGGAAGAGATCGATGCCCTGAACGAGACGATCAAGAACATCCATCGAACGATGTAGGGTTTGTCCCTATAAGATTTTTTCACAACACGCTTGACAGACTCTAACTAGATGTTAGATACTCTCCTCACTGCACTAACGCAGGTTAACAAGGAGAGCGAAATGACTGAAGTTCAAGCCACCATCCAGACCCTCGCAACCATCGAGTCGCTGGGTTCCGACATCGACGCACTGTATGTGCTCGACCAGCAGGCCAAAGCACTTGCAGAGCAAGTCAAGGCCATGAAAGACGCCATTGCCAACAAGTACGGCGAGGGCGAGCACAAGGGCGAGCTGCACAGCGTGTCTGTCAAGCTGGTCGCTGTAGCAGGCACCGTTGACTACGCCAAGCTGTGCGTGGCCTACGGCATCCAAAAGGATGTGCTCGATACCTTCCGCAAGGATGGCCGCGCTGACATCCGCGTCACCCCAGCCAAGTAATCAGGGGGCCACGATGAAATTCAAACTCAACGTGGCCCGTGATGTCGACATAGATGACGGGAGTGATCCGATTTATCTGCTGAACCTCCCGGCAGGCTGGAAATTCGACAACAGGGAAGGGCGCACAAAATCGTTCCTGACGATGAAAGCACTGCGTGAAGCAGTCAAAAACGACGTAATCCCCGATGGAGAGCAAAATGGAAAATGAATGGACACGAGGATTCGACGCAGGCGTTGCTTGCCTGCTGGACGAGATCGAACGGTACACCGAGCAACGTGAGTACGAGCCACGCATCGCCATGCCATTGCAGCGCCTGCTGGATCACCTGAAACAAGAGGCTAGGGAAACTACCTAGAAAAAAACCTGCGTTAGTGCTTGACAGACTCTAACTCAATGTTAGATACTACGTTCACTGCACTAACGCAGGTAACCAAAGGAACTGAAATGCTCGCTTCAATCTTCAACGCACCAGCCAAACGCTTCATCCTGATCATGCACACTGAGGCATCGATCACAACCGAAGTTCTCCGACTGACCTTTTCCTCGAAGGCGGAGGCCAAAGCAGAGGCCAAACGCCGCGGCCTGAAGGCTTGGAATTACTGAAACCAGCAGGGGGCCACGGCCCCCGTTCAGAACCTTAATCAAGGAAAAAATCA